AGCCCCCAGAAATGTCTGCTGGACGAAGCCTTCATTTCCAACAGTCCACCCACCAGCAGAGAGAGATTCGGGAATAGCGCCAGATGCTGGCCATGAAAGCCCCGTAGCTCCTGAACCCGGAGTTATACTGTATTCATTGAAGCCGTTAACTTCATCTTCTCTTGGCCAAGTCATTATGACCCCCTCGTCTCTGTAATGTGGAACGCCTGACTGTTCACATCACTAAACACTCTATATTCATCAAATGTATACCCGTACCAAACATGAAGGTAATAAGTGTAGAAATTCCACTTCCACCTTGGATTGTCTCCATATCTTTTATCTATTATGTTATCAAAACTAAGTGTCCAGTATCCTCCGGGCCACCTGCCAGTCTCCTTACCTTCGGCAGTGGATGGTTCAGGCATCCTGTCTCTGAGAATATCTTTCACTTCATATAATCCTGTTTTACTATGCTTATAATTTTTGTTAGGTTTAAGCTTTCCTGTACGTAAAACAAAACCCCTGCTCAAACTTGGTTCACCAATTCCATTCGTGGGAGTGCCTGAGTAATTGCTGGAAAACTGACCTTTTGCCCATTGTCGAACAGGTTTTTTTAGAGCGCCTGCATTAAAAAATGGTAGGTTGGCACTAATGGACCAATACAACTCAAAATTGTCTAGATATTTAAAGGACTGAATTGACTCAAATGGCACATCCCAATCTACAAGATCAGTGCCATAATTTATCCAGCTAAAGTCAAATGGTGAATCGTTTGTTATTTTGATTGTTTCGCTAAAATCAACTTTACTGAGGTCCGGTGTGTCAAAAATATTTTCGGGGGTATTTCTACCAGCACCGGCGTGTCTCCGCTGCTTCGATTCTCTGGTCGATGTATGCCCACTGTAAACATTAAATTTGCCGACGCTTACAAATTTCGGGGGAGGGATAATGTATTGGCTTGGGTGTAAAATTTTAGGTTTCACTGTGTATTCGTGGATATGAGACCTTTTTGTGCCGCGATCATCCACAACACCAGAGACGCTATGAACGCCGGGACGATGAGGGTGCCTTGTTGCGTAGCACATATCAGTCATCTGCCACCTGTTGGTAATTCCCTGCTCTCTACCGCTCCAAGGGCCGCTACCCATCCCGTCAAGGTTCCCAGCGGTAGGCCTTTTTGGTATGTAAGAGAAGCTTCCACCGCCATTCCACTTTGAACCGCCAGTCCAAGTGTGGTTGTGATATAATATATCGTCGCCAACATCTTCTGGAGTATACATAAATGACAATGATTCTAGATATATCTCACCAACTTCTCGGTAAGTCTTGTCTTCAACAACACCCCACTGTGGTACCAATGTCGTTGCCGTCACAGTATCTGGTCTATAAACAAAAGCGCCTGATGGAATCACTTTGCCATAGTCGTTGCCCTCTGGATGCCAAGATTTTTCTGGCAAGAGACCGGAAATTGGGTAAATTCCAGAGTCCCCATTAATACCTTGGAAGCTAAGATCAAAAGTATCATAATCATAAACGCCTACCTCGCCAACAGTCCAGATCAGTGGTTCGGGTTGACTCTCCTCACCATCAATAAGGGGTGGACGCATTACTTTTTGTGCTTTAGGTCCAGACAACATTAACCCTAAAGCTTTAAAATCACTTGGTATACACACATCTGAGATGGACGGAACTCTGAACGGGGCAGTTTCCCTATCGGTCTTGCATGAAGTGCAGGAGTTGCCGAGGTAGCCAAAAGAACCCTCAGCATCCCAGCCTCCGCTGCCCGGAACCGGAGTCTCGTGAGTTTGTGCGTTCTCCTTATTTATTAAATAAAATCCGTCAGGACAGACCCAAGCCTTTGTGGGTGTCCCGCTACACCAATACCGAATTCCCACTACACCTATCTGGTGTTGAAGCTCTTCAAAGGTAAGGCCGAGATCCTGACCTATTTCCTGTTTTTTGGTTAGCTTTCTATTTAAAACGGAATCGTTGAGGGGTATGAGATACTGACCGCTCAAGTTCTCTAAGGTGTCAGCGCTTGAATGTGGGTATATGTAACCTGAAACCAAGACAGAGCCTTCAGCGCAATAGATTTGACAGGCATCGCTACTGCTGGTTCTATCGTACTTATCTAGGTTCCTGCCTACAGGGAAACTCGTTGGGTACTCTTTGTAGAAGGCTCCCTCTTCAGGCCTTTGTTTAGTTACATCTGGGCCGTCTTCTGGGGCCTCGGTTTTGTTGAAGTCGTATTTATAGTGTATGTACTGATTAAATTTTGAGAAATCAGTTATACCTTTATCCTGTTTTCCAGCCATTCCTATCTCCTACGTCTGTCCCATGCTATTTGAGAATTTTGTACGCAGCCCATCCGGTGCAAGAATTGAAGACGTTATTCCTGTCTCTAGCTTCACTTCTTCCGATATTGTTGATAGGCTTGTGTGGTAAGTCACGTACACTCCAGAGTTATTGAAATATTCCTCTAAGTTTACTCCAGACATATATGCTGAAGGAAACGTTTGAGCTAAGGCAATGTTTCTGCCATACTGTCCTGTGGGCGCTCCCGGTGGAACCGAGGTGGGGTCTGGTGAAGTATGATCAAAAAAGTTAGATTCTCCAGATGGAAGTATACCGCTAGCGTAAGCGCCGGTCATAATCTGACTGCTGCTGGGTAGTTGAACGCCTTGTATTCTAATTGTACTCATTATTTGTCCAGCTCGTAAGTCCAAGATATGTTGACGCTATACCTGCCCTCTTTTGGTGTCCAGCTTTCACTGGGCGGTGCTATAAACCATTTTCTAACACCCGGCTCATGTTGTGGGCTTAGTTGTTCTATTAAATCGTTGAGTTGGGTTTTAAGAGGGTCAGTGAGACTTGGCTTTTGTAGTAACAATTTGCGGTCTCTCTCATAGGAAACGTCGGTATAATCTAAAACCAATTCTAAACTAAGGTCTCTTTTGTACTCAGTTCTGCCTCCTATATACTGAAGAACTGGACCCTGCTTTCTACCAATGACTGGTATGATAGCAAAAACATCTCCCGGATAAGTATCATTTACGCTAATGCTTTCTGACATAACACCCGACAATATATTAGTTGGTCTATTATCAAAGCTTAAGTTATATGTTATCGTTCCATCGTATTCGTTCTGTGCTAGTGATATGGAGTTTGGTTGTGAATTGAGTTCTACAGCAACAGCGTTATTTGCTCTCTTGTATATTTGAGAGCCTATTCCAAATTTTCCGTCATTAGAAACAGATCTGTATTTTTCAAGAGCGTTGCCGTAAGCACTCTTCATTGTTGGGCTTTGTGGTAGTCTTCCCCCGACAGCTACTCCGCTAGGCCCTGATTCAGATAGGCCTTTAATTGAGCCATCAATAGAAACAGATATGAATGGACTGCCAACCTCGCTACTAATATTCATATTGAAGTTTTCGTAGGCGGTGCCACTGGCTAGCAGCCAAGTTTCAGTAACATTGTAACTACCGTTAGAGATACTGACTTCTTCTGTTCTAGAGTGGTCATACCCTCGGTACTGCTCTATTAAACTCATCGTGCCACTGCCAACATGATTTCTCACGTTGGGGTATAGCAAGTGAACATTCTTTTCCCCGTGTCCGGTTGACTGTAATTTCTTATTAACAAACAGTTGGGCGTTTTTCCAAGCCGGGACTTTTATAACGTCGTCAACATCGTTTTTGTTTGGAAAGTAGTGGGGCTTGCCTGTAGCACTCATGGTGTGTGTTAGTCTATAGCTCTTTGCTATGACTTGCCCACCGTTTGCATCGTTGGTAATAGTTTCCCCCAAGCTTTCATCAGCCTCAATAGACCAAGATTCATCAAAGGATTCTATAAAGAAGCCTCCGCTTTCGAGGATGTCCTGCGTGTTTTTAGGTTTAGAGGATAACAGTGAAGGGCTTCCTGAACCCATTGGGTTATATTCAGCATGATGCGGATCATGTTTTAGATACAAAGGGTTTCCGTCATGATCAACGTCGTGATTGTAATCTAAAATCGTGTCAGCCTCAAGTGTGATGGTGTAATCACTTTGATTTACATAGATGCCTTCACTGAAGCTTATGGATACCACTCTTGGGTAGCATACAAATTCAGGCTCATTACCGTGTACCGCTGTCACTTCTAAACGCTGACCATCTATAGCAAACAGTGCCCTCAAAGCCTTTTGCTTAGATAATATAGCGTCCAGCTTATAGTAATTAGGCACAGCTTGTGTGGCTGGCCTGTTGTCGTCGTAGTGACTAACCGTAGTGTCAAATGTCTCGTAAGGCCCCTTTAATGTTCCTCCCCAAGCTACGTTTCCGGCAGCAGTAACCTTCTCAAATAAAGTGCCGTCAGACCTTCTAGCTAAAGGAAATCCTCTATCTTCTAGAATCTTCCCAGTTAGCGTGATTTGGTAAGTTCCGCCGAAAGAATCCCCGCCTCCAGTTTTGTTTACACTGTGAGAAATAGATACTAACGGGGCGGGTCTAATGACACACTCCTGATTAGGGTCGTTTAAATATCTTACTTGAATTGGCATTACTTACCTCTTATCCTCAATGGAATTATGCTTGTTGGGAATCCAGTTCCACTACTATAAAGGAACATTCCTGATGGTCCTCCAGAGGCAGCTATAGGCTCTGGAGAATGGCTGTACAAGAACAATCCTGACGGTACGCCTGAAGCATATCCCAGAACGGCTGAACTATATAGTCCCATATTATTATACACCTGCCTGCGGTCTGGACCCGTGATATATAGCGGCAAATCACCACTATCTACAGGCCCTTGACCTGAAGCGAGCAGGTTTAAGGATGCTTTTACAGGGGTTCCATGTAGGTAATATCCCTCAACAAGCTCTATGAAACACCTGTGTTCAATGAAGCTTCTAGTTTTAGGGTCTTGCCCTGACGCTTCTAAGAATAGTTCTCCTTCTTCATTAGTCCAAACCGTTCCACTAGCAAGGTACGATACTGGATCTCCAGACTGATTTTGTTGAATATTTAAGTGTATTTTATTGTTTTCTTTGCTAATATATGATGTTTCCCCAAACAGGTCAGCCATGATCCAGTTACCTGAGCTAACGGTGGATGGATCTAGAGGTCTAACCATAGCATCGTATGAGTAAGCGGCTCCAGCTTCAGGCAGCGGTTGGTCTGTGGTGTGATTACCGCTACTTGCAAACATGTGATGAGGCGATCCAACAGCCATGGTGTAATCGCTGTCAGTTCTGAATGCTCTAGACAGAGCCACTGATTCACCGAAGTGATCATTCTCAGCTCCAGAAGAAGGTGTCAAACCGGCTCCAATATAACTCTTTTGCTTTCTTGAGTTGTATCCTTGACCAACAACCTTTTCTGCAAGTACCCACTTCTTAGTTCTGTTGGGCCAGTCTATAATCTCATGGTTAAACGTGAAGACAGCACCATTGTTAAGAACGGCTGTACCGCTTCCGTCCATGTCATTTCTAAGGCCAGACTCTCCAAGATTATAAACATTATGCAGGGGTATATCGAAGTCGGAGCAGAATTCTTTTCTTAAGAAAGAACCGCTATCGTAGATGTGTTCATGGTAATTTTCAAAGTCATGTCCCGGCGTTCCAACAGCGATGAAGTCAGACTTAATGCTAACGTCATAGCCAAATCTGTCTGTCATTCTAGTATTGTGAGATAGATCGTCTACTGAGTATGAGTTGCTTCCTAATGCCCAAGCGTTATCAACCATCGTTATGTCTGAGGTATCCATACCAACATTTATACTACTAGGTTTGATCTTCTGCATAAACTCCCAAGGTTCATATTCACCGTAAACACCACTACCCTTGCCAGTTCTCTCAAAGTAATATGCTGCTCCAGCCCCACCGTTTTGGCTAAGCTTGAGACCAGACTCTGGATTGGAAGCCTGTATCTCCGACCATCTAGGTACAAAATCTCCAGAGATGCTAACAAATGCGTTGAACGGGGTTCCCACGACTAGCTTGCCGCTGTATATACTGACAGAATAACCAAATAGATCTCCGGGATATCCAGAAGGCAGTCTGTGGAAATCTAGGAAGTCATACCCAAGATCTTGAACGATATTTGGAGTTCCACCACCCGGTCCCGGATCTTGATACGACACGCCGTCAACTACACCACTAAACTTAGGCCAAGCGCCTTTAGGTGGTATTACATCGTCTCTAAATCTCTCGATTTCTTTCTTTATCTGCTCGCCGGTTTTAGGGTTGGGCGGTCTCGATACGTCATTCGGATTTATATGCTCCTCATCTGTAAACTCAGACAGTGCGGCTCTGGTTCCGTGAGGTGAATCAGCCAAGAAGTTATCTATGCTTCCCTGCAATCCGCTAGCGGCCCAGTATTTGTGTGGGCTTCCTCTATCTGGAGCGGTAAGTTTTTTAACGTGTCTAAAGTCTCTACCCGACTGTGCATTATTATTATCTGTAGGGGCAACTCTAACAGCCTTGGCCGCGCTAGAGCCGCCTTGCTTAAATATTGTTGGGTACAGACTGTATATGAAGTCTCTGTTGGGTTGTTGGTTGAATGCATCACTGGGAGTTTCTCTGTACCAACCACAATCACCCTGAACCAGACTGCTGTCCGAAATTAGAACAATGTTTGATCTGTTATGACCGGCTGGGAATACGCTGAAGTGTTCAGGCTCTTCCGCTGCAACAACGGGGCCGTCAGCAATTAGTTTTCCTGATTTGTCAGCACAGCTTCCTTCAGTATTGCCACCTTTTGCTTCTGAGGGACTGCTTGACATTGCTTCCATAAACCTTTCGTAGGCAGTGCTTTGTCTCTCCTCTTCGACGACATCCTTCTGCACACAATACTTGGTATTGTCTGTCATGATAGGTCTCATGTAAGCAGGGATAACCTCACGTTTTTCTGGGTGAATCTTACACTTCTTAACCTCTCCACACTCATACTCTACCCATCTGCCTCTCGGAGTGATCTTTTTCTCTATAGGTATAAATACCCCGGACACGCCGATGAGCCTCACAGTCTTTGGCTTGGTTTTGATTTCACTTGTTTTCCCTGCTCTTAGATTGTTGGCGTCAAAGTAGAACTTGATAGAATCGGAACCGTGAGACCTCAAGTCTATATGGGCGGTCCTTAAATCCCCAAGACCTGTCTGACGCAGATCATAGGACTTTTGACCTGTACCAGCAACAATCTTCTTGTCGTCGTTGTCGTAGTTGTAAAGAACTACATCTTCAGGAGGTGAAGCTTTTGGGTTGGCAGAAGTGTTAATTCCGTATGCCCAAGCTCTGATACTCCTATCTTCATCTGGGAACTCTGAAACCCAGCTATAGTATATTCTATAACCAGAGTCTTTAATCACCGGAACTTCTAGTGTAGCTAAATTAGGTTTGATCTGCCAGTAAGGTGATGCTGGTATCCACCGCAAATCTCTAATTTTTGAAGCATACCAAACAACCTTGTCTGATTTGCAATCCACCCAAGTGTCACCACTCTTAGTGCAGGCCCTATTGATCGGAATAAAATCAGGGCCTATATCATCGTCTTTGTCGTGACCGCCAAAGCTTAATCTACCAACCAAGTGGGAATCTTTACAGCCCTTTATGGATGGGTCATCATTATCTCTATACTGCTGACCACCGGCTCCGGTGTCCGACTGGTACACCGCATATCTACCTTCACCCGGAAGATAAGCTGGCCTCATATCTATTCCAAGCTTATCGCAAATTCTTTCTGCTACCCTAGCGTATTTTTGGCTAGGCGGAACATAATCCAAATCTACGGCTGTTTCCGGGTCTGGGCAAGCTTCATCAGACACACCACAAGGCATAGAATTTGCATAAGTAATGACCAGTGTTTTATTACCTTTATCCATCCACTCCTTGATATCTTTAATATCTTCTACGGATGGAATATCTTTTGCATTAGCTATCCAACATACATTGTGAACGTCGTCAATGCCCTTTCCTTCTCTTTCTGTCTCCTCAACCATGAAGTTTTCAATGAGCACATTTCCGTATTGCCTGAATATGCCATTACTTTCTTTTCCGTCACTGGTTGTGTATGATCCCAAGCAGGAGGCTTTGTAAGCGTCCCTGAAGCTAGACCTCTTAGTCCAACCTCCCAGTTGGACAATACTTCCCTTTTTAAGATGTACTGAATTACAGCCTTTCCCTACCAAGTTTAGATAGAAGGATATGTTGTAGTCATAGGAACCCTGTATCAAGTTTCCTTCTGACTCGGATGTTACTCCTGCAATCATTACAACTTTAGATGTATTGTTTCCAGCCCAGTCTTCTTTTGCCACGATAGTTGAATCTGGATACACATCTTCTTGCGACCTAATAGGCGGATCGTCGTCTTTAGACGAGGCTTCTGCCATTATGAGTCCGTCTCTATCTTCGTACTCAGGCGGATCTATGTACTTAGCTCTGTCAGATGATGTATAGTTAGTATCTTTCTCACTCCAAGCAAATTGGACATCGCCTACTGGGTCTCCAAATTTCCAAGTGACTAGGGGCGCGTCATTAACCCACTTTCTACAGTATATAGTTTCCGTCCAGCACTCTTCCCAAGCTGGATATATAGTAACCTTCTCTGGAACCTCTTCCGCAGCAACGAGGAGAGGTTTAGGCTCTTCGTTTGGACCTATCATTGCTCTTGGGTCAGGGGTACATTGGGTGTCGCAAGGCCAAGGAACTGTACCAAAATGCAGAGGCCAGTTAGTTTTATATTTGACACTCCTGTCACATTTCGGAGTGTTGGTTGTACATTCGCTTTGCCATTCAGCTCTGAGGTCTCCATACCTGTCAAGAGGAAGCTCGCACTTGTCATTGAGATCATCACAAGGGGAATTTAATTTTGACCATGTTGGGATGTGCATGCGTATATCACCCACGCCCTTACCAAACATTTTAGGAGTCTTGACACTTGTCAGCCTACCCCCGGTAGGTCTGAACGAAGGAAGTATATTAGGCTTGCCTGAAGGGGCGCATCCGGGCAATGACTCGAATTCATTTCTTGCCGGATGTATTCTCATTCTAGAAGATAGCTTGGATAGGATTTTGTTCACTACTTCATTAGACTGCTTGTAAGCTCCATTACCTTCCCATTCCGGGTCATTGCCTACTAGAACAAGCGTCCTGTCTCCCAGAGCGAGCCAATCTTTAATGTTCTCTATAACTTCATCGCTAGCAGCATCTATCTCCGGCGTTATAATAAATGCCAACCCAGCACTCTTTGGTATCTCTACTTCTGAGAAGCCGGTTCTCCTGAACGGAATGCCTTGGGTTTCAAAGGTGTGCTTGATGTCGCTGTAATCTTCACCTCTATCTGCAATAGCTCTTCGGCTCTCATCAAGATTTCCAAACTTGTAAAACTCTACGACACCGGAGTGTGGATGGTATTTTCTAGACTCAAACACTCTCACCGCTCCAGCGTTCACATAGGAAGCCCAAGTGTTGTTTGGTTTATAGTAAACGTTTGTGTCATCAAACTCATTAAAGCTGTCTGTAGGAGCGCCAAATATTACAGTGTCTCCATCTTCGCTTACGGCGGTACTCCAACCCAGTCTTGATGTTGGGGCGTAGATACTAGGAATAAACTGCCAAGTACCTCGGTGCCCTATGTTTGAGTAATTATACTGATATACCTTTCTGTACTCTCTAATTGGGTCACTTTTGATACTATCCCAGTACACAGGGTCGCTTCTAAGTGTGAACTTGTCACTTGGCGTTAATTCGAGATAGATTTTCTTTGATGCTTCTGTATCACCAAGGCTTCTTTGGTATACTTCCCACCTACTATATATGGTCTCATAGTGGGTATCAGTGGATTTTTTAAATCTCAACCATAGGGGCAAGTGCCTGTAAAGTCTATCTTTCTCACTTGGGTCGTGTTCAAATACAACACAAGCCTCATTGCTATATGGAGAACCTATTGATATGACTTCAGTATTCTCACTGATAGCAACCGCATGTCCAAAGGAATCATATTCGTAGTGCGCTGCATCATCGTAGAAAGGATCTCCTTCACCAGTGGTACCACCGCCGATATCAAGCTCTTTAACCAGTTGCTTCCTAGATATCTCTTGGATAAGATTCCATACGCCGCTTTCTTTTTCAAAGATATACGCTCTACCACCACTAGCGGGAGGTCTGTTGAATTCTGTGAGGTTTGGATTTTGGAACTCTGGTCCTACGCCACTTGTAATAAACCTTAACCCGTTGTCTTCGATCAGTCTTCCGCTATCAAGAAGGTTGTCCACCAATGTGTTTGACATCCACAGCCAATCTTCAGCAGCCCCTCTGCTTGGTTTATATTCGTATATATGACCAGAATCTACTGTTCCGTAAACATCTTGTACACCACTAGCATGGCTATACCATTTATAGTAATTAACGAAGTTGTCTATTGCGGGTTCCACTTCCTCCCGGCCTAAAGATCTGCTATCATCAACATAGAAGCCAACAATAGGTGGCAGACCATTAAGTGGTAGTGATGCATCATATGGGAAAGCTCTGTGGAACAGCTCTGTAATTCCGCTTTGTACGGAAAGTGTGTTGTTCACCACCCCGTGAGAATACGTGTTTCTTGGAATTTGGTCGTGGTGTATCCAAGGTGCAGTTTTGGTGGTTATATCTGAATTTGGAGACGCAACCCCTGTCGGCTCGTATATAAGAACATTTATTTCTAGGCTTCTTGGATCGGCGGAGTAGTACTTAAAGATTTCGTTAAGCTTGTTCTGCTTTGCTAGGATAGTAGCGGCTTTCTTCTCGTTATATACAAACTCGTCTGAGAAAACCATTACCGCAATCTTAATTGGCGTAGTAACAACGTTGTCAAACTTTCTGTCCCAATGACCTCTAGGAGCACCTGCTACAACAATCTCCCTTTTATCTTCCCCTAGGGATGGGTTGTTGGATGTTGATCCAACTCCAATAGAGTGACCCAACCTTCTGCCTTCTTGCCCTATGTGCCACTGCCTTACAGGTAGAGCGGGCATCCCACCAACCGAGAAAACATCCGGGTGTGTATGGAACCAATCGCCTCTGTATGCTGACGGAAGCACGATCTTGGATTCCAGTGTCCATGGAGCTTTGTGTCCGCTTGGGTGCATGTTGGGAGATTGTGGCTGTTCACCTCTTCTGTACAGGAACATTGCTCCAGCTTCGTACAGACCGCTTGCGCCTATCCATTCTAGCCTGTTGTTGCCAGAGTCGAAGTAGGTGGTTCCGCCCATCTCGTCAAATTCGTGTAGCGGTGCTCCAACTACCATTATGTCTGATGTTAGTGCAACTGACTTGCCGTACCAATCGCCAGAAGTTCTGCCTGACGGGGCGGTTAAGGATTTTTGCCCACTCATGTATGGGTAGTCTGCGATAAACTTATTGCCTGAGAATTGAACATCATCTACCGATCCATATTCCCACTCTTCAAAATCTCTTCCTACAGGGATAGTCTTTGTGCTTCCCGTAGTACCCTTCATGGTAAGGTAATATGGAGAGTTTGGAGCTAGGTTTGTGTATTTTCTGATTCCGTAGAAGTGGCCGCTATATCCAACGTCTGTATTAAACCCTTGTGTGCTCAGGTTTGTGTAAGTTGCTCTTGGTCTAAAGATACCTCCGTCTACACAGTTACTATCCCTCCAGACGACGTTGTGTGTGAAGATCTCTTTCTCGTTACACTTGTTTGGTGTGCCGCTTGCGTCACAGGCTGCTGAACAAATTAAATCAACGCCCCTAATTTCATCATCAGCATCCAGTGTGGCAAAGCTATTGTCGTCTATGGTTATTTCATGACCATAGTTGTACTTACTCCATCTCATTAGCTCGGCTGTATTGCCAGCCCCATGAGTTGTGGTATGTAGGCTAAAGTTACCACTACTTACATTTGGAATCAGATTGACTTGGTTGTATAGAGTTAGATTAAGCGCTGTTCCAGATACTGTCTGGGGGGCTGCTGTTATTAGGCCTATAAAACCTTGAGAGAATCCTTGTGATGTGATACCAATAGCGGAGGTGAACAAGTTAAGATTAGTTCCGCTGGAAGTCTCTTTGATGTCTTCGTGCTGTTTGAGGTATAGAGGAACGTAACCAAAAGATCCTCTTCGTGATTCTTGAGACGCATGTGTGTTTAGGTTTAGGGTTGGGTAGGGGTAAGTTATTGTTGTCTGGTCATTCAGGAGAGATAGCGGTAGCTGCTCATTAGTTTTTAACATTCCGCTAACGTAAAGATTAAGGCCTACAAAATCATCATCAATGCCGCCATCCGATCCGGCTCCGCCTACTGACCCTAAAGATTTTCCAGAAGCCAATAGAGCCAAGGATGAGTTTCCGCTACTCCAAATATTTCCAGAGGTATACATAACCATACCACTAGATGTGGTTAGATTATCTACATAAAACGGCCCTTCTGTGTACAGACACAAACCGCTTGGTATTGATCCTCTAAGTATATCTTCACAAACGCTAACTCCTGACTCCCTGTTGCTTATCTGGCATATGGAGATAGAGTGCATCGGAAGAACTTCTCTAGGCCTTAGTTCTCCACTTACAGTTAACGGAACCTCTCCTGACATTTGAGTCGGACTAACAAAAGCATCTTCCAGTCTTACGTGAGCGCTGTGGATGTTAATCCTAGAATCAAACGCGCTTCCTGAAGGATACACCAAGTCGTACTGCAAGAACATATCATTGACATCTTGCGAGTAGTACTTCTTATTGAACTCTGTTAACCTTCTTTCATATGGGAATAGCGCCCAAGCCTCAGATTCATCAAAGAAGTTATCGTAAGTAAACGTGCTATCAATCCTCCTCCAGCAACCAGAAGGTTTGAGATAATGTATATCCCTATTGATAAGACCCCAGTTTTCTGTCGGGTAGGAAACTGGCTCTTGGTTCTTTGTGTACAGGCTAACTATCAGCTTCGGACCTAAGTTACCATCCGGCCAAGAAATTAAGTCTTGAGTCTCGTGTTCCAGAATTGTCTCGACAACGAATGCTCTGTCCGCAAACTTATAGCCACGAGGTAAGTCTTTGGTAATTCTTGGGTGATTGGCGGTATAGAAGTTGTCGGATGCGTCTGAAAGATTAAATCTTAAGAAGTCATTTTCTATCTGAGTGTGGTATGCCAGACCTGAATGATTGACAGAAGCAGGAACAGTGAGGTTAACCCTCTGTGTATACCCCGATCCGTCGTGAATGAGCCTTGTTGAGATAAGGTCTCTTCCGACCCTCTTAGTAAAGAAGTCAAAGTCTGGACTGAACTCACAGACCTTAAACGCTCCAAGATCCCAGTCTAGGGTATCTTCATTTACGTAGTCCCACAGACCGTATCTATCGTTGGAGGCTGGTTCTCCTGAAGCCCAGAATTTAACCCTGTTACCTCTGAGGAAATTATCCGCTGTGACTTCTTTGACAGTGAGGTCTGGGGAGGATTCGACTATATGACAACCAGAACCGGCTTCAGAATCATGCCACGTTCCGATTCCAAATTCTGTCACAAACATATTCATGCCGACACCGGAACCAAACGAGTTACCTAGAATCAGCTTGCTGTCGCCTGATTTTTTATAGAATGCGCTAGATTCAGCTCTTTTAGTATTAAATACTCCTGAGTGTATTTCGTTGTCAGTATATAATTTAAGACCGCTTGACTGGTGGTCATTGTATGTTAGAATGACTGACAGCGGGTACTGGTAAGCACTATATTTTATAGTATCCTTAACCTTAATTATATTGTCATCTATATCCTTAGCGTATCCACATAGATATCCGCCTTCATAACCAAGAGCGAAGTCTAAGTCTTTAGACGCATCCCACTTGGAGAATATAACTCCAGACTCAAAGAGGTTGTACCCTACTCCGCTAACGTTTGCGTCTGGTGTGAATCTTGTGTATATTGAAAAACCGCTAGTTGTATCTATGTGACCAAAGTCTACATACGAGTTGCTTCCTGAGACTCTGATGGCTCTATCAAAGGCGTCTGCAATATTCCCGTAAAGAGGATCTGCCGTAAAGTCAAACGAACCATTACTTAGAGATGTCCAGTCTGTGGTTCTGTAGGAGCTACTAAGTCCGGGTAACTGCTGAGAGAATATTCCGCTATCATTGAATCTCCAGCCTATATTTTGGAATAAATATTCGTCATAGGTTGTATTCATAATACCGCTGGTGTTGCCGAAACCAGAACCTAGCGGTACAGAGTTTATAGCTATGCCTAGATCATAGCTATTGTTTGAGAAGTTGTAGAATCCCGATAAGAACGGGTAGTCAAGAAGCGGGTTATTAAATCCAAAGTTGAATTCATCTGGGTCAAACGGACCCTGAACTATTCCCTCAATACCCCTCCATCTCCTAGAGTAGTTAGACTTTATGTCGTCAGGAGTTTTGTAGGCATGGGGTATGTTAGATATGGCCGACAGGCTGGATAACCCGGAACCGGCGTTTAGGATATCATCCGTAGAAGATCTGACAGATGGGCGTATTTTAGATTCGGCCCTTATATTATTTATTCTATGCATCTTCTCATACCCGAGGGTATGCAGATTGATACTGTTCTGAGGCTTATACTTAACGCAAAGCTTGGCGGCGGCAATAGTAGCACCGCTAGGAAATGGAAATATGTCTAGGAACAATTTTTCAAAAAATGAGCTTTGGTTGTAGGCTGGGGACTTTCCAACCTCTACCGTGTCTTCGTATATTTTTAACGGTATTTCGTACCATTGGAAGGCGGTACTTGTCACGAGAGGCGTGTTTGTTAAGATGTAGTGGTCTCCGCCGTCATTGTTGGTTCCACTAGTCTTGTAGTATTGATGCTTGTCGGACAAGGCTTCGCCACCAAGGGCTAACTCATCCGTGACATTAAAGCCTGAAGAGATGGGATCAAAGTTGTTACCACCAGACCTGTTCTGCAAGAATCCTCCAACGCTAGATGTAACGTTTAAGAGCTTGTCGTCACTCCATCCGACAACATCCAAAGCATAATCTCGACTGCCAACTTTCTTTTTAGCTAGGATGTCTAGTCGTATTTCATCGACCTCAAACGTGTGGTCTTCCGGCGTAAAGGTGGTCTGTCTTGCTACATTAAAGTCATTGGTTAGATAACCTATATCAAAGTCTCCACCCCTCCAGTCAGTAGTTTGTTTGGGAGGCGTAGATCTAAATTCAAGGAACAACTTCCCTGAATCTGCTACTGGGCTAGTAGAGTCCATTGTTATAGCATGGATTCTACTTTCATTCGCTACGAGAGATGTGAGGTGGCCCGCGCCTACACCGCTTTGATTTGTTAGAGTTCCGTTAGCATCTCTCCATACGCTACTGGCTGCTGGATAGATACTATCTGCTCCGTATCCATATGTTGGCATCAGCTTTGGAAGTATGCATTGTTCAATTCTTCTTCCGCTAGCTTGAACGCCAAAGTGTATTGGTAGGTAATTTTCCCTGAGAGTCTCAAACCCTCCACTATTACAGATTTCTATGGCTGAGATTCTTATAGTGTTCGTGGGGTTTAGATACGATAGCCGCTGAGTTTGGGTTGCTAGAGGAGAACCATCAAGGGCTAGATAATCATTATCGGAATGAGGAACTTCAGCGTCAAGAAGTTCACAGCTCTCCTGAAAACCTATACCAAAACCGGGGTCAAATGGATCGTCCAGACACTCAACATCTATCTCAAAACTGACGGTATAACCAGAACCCTCTTCCATATAAGGATAGCCAGACTGCCAAGTGTGGAGGAGGAGGTTGTTCTTCTGAGGTTTTGATCCGTATGTAGCAAAGTTCACATACTTATAGCTACTATAGTCCGAGTCACCCCTAAGAATGATATCCTCATATTTGATTATCAAGTTTCCTGACGGATCTTCAAACTTGATGTCCTGTATCTTATACCTAGGAGGAGTGTCTGAGGAGTAATTGTGTCTTGGGGCTGAGGCTCTTAGGTACAGCCTGCTATCCTTGGCTGTGTGTGAAGGGTTGGTAACTTCAAACTTATATCTAAAGGTGCCATCAGTGTATACCGCTGAAGGCTGAATGAATGTATTGCGGTCATCTGAAAGCCTTAAGCTTTGCCCGAAGTTTGTATGATAGCTACCGGTAAACAAACCCTCATTTACGCTTTGATAGAGGTTTCCGCTATCGTTGGTTTCATCAACGATGTATCCGCCATCCCAGCTATTATCTATATCCTTTATGGGGTACAGCTTATGGGCACAGCCAAAGTCGCTGAAATCTCCAGCAAACTTATCTGTGTAGGGAGAACGTAGAGTTGTTCCAGCGCTGATATTTCTTTTAAGGCCATATATAACGTTAAGGCCCGGAGTCAAGACTCCCTCTCCGACATGGTTAAGCTTTTTACCTAGGTGTACAAAATCTTGACCGTAGATTTGCTTAAACTGGGGAGGCGTCCATTGGTCTGAGTCGATATCTGGAGGAGTCCACCTTCCACCAAGCCAAGCTTGTAGTCCAATTCTAGGCTTCTCTGTTCTTGGTATCTTGTAGGATTCTACACCCTGACCACCAGTAATTGTGGCTTCGGCTGTAATCTTAGCAGAGCCATTTCTTTCTCTGCGATTGCCAGCCTTGATAGAGGCGGAGCCTTTCATCTTGCCGGTGACGCATGCAGGGGCACAGGATATCTTAGCCTTAATAACCCCACCGTGTGAGGTTATAGAAGCCTTACCGCGCTTTACGCAAAGACACTCTATCGACATTATCCTACCCCTATCCTAGTACACTGCTGCTGGTTTGAGGTTCTCCAGCGTTGTTGAACTTGAGATCTTTTATCCTGTTTCCAACTTCTGCCAGCAATTCCTGCTTTAAGCTGTCTTTGAGTTGGGCGAGGAAGCTTGTTCCGTTTAGGTTTACGTTCAGGTTTGTAGTATCAAGTTTGATCTGGAACTTCATGTTTTGCAGGGAAGCTATATTGGACGAAAGTTCAGAATTGAATCTATCCAGACTTGCCGCTAATTGACTGACAAGTGCTGGGTCTATCCCGACACCTGCTCCTGCGGCAGCAGCAACGCCGCCTTCCTGAAGATACTGTACTCTACCTCCGCGTGCCAGCCTTTGAACGCCTTGAACAGCCCCGCTGAACCCTGCTGTATAAGAACCTTGATTAATGGCTTTCAGCATTTGCAGGTTATTACCCCTGTTGACGCTTTCCTTTCTTACAACGAATTCTCCCGGTGTAAGCATTGCCGGAACAGTATCTGTTCCCCTAGGAATAAACATTCCTCTGTTGGCATATATTGGACCTCCCCATCTTCTGAACTGGGCATCTCCGTGCTCTAAGGTTTTCTGGAAGGTGAGGTTTGCTTGAGCGATGTTCATGTTTGCAGTCTGAACCTGCATCTCGGCAAGCTCTGTTGCGGCTTGGGCTGTATCGGACATACCCATAGCCAGCTCTCCGATTTCACCCTTCAACCTTTCCTGCTCAGGCATCTGACCAGCAAGAAGGTCTGTCATTCTAGGATCATCGCCAAGGCCTCTCATTGCCAGACCTGTTGCCGCCAAGGTAGCCTTGACTTGATCTATATTCATGCCCTCTACGTCTTGCACGCCTTCCTGCTGCATTTTCTGGACATTGCTAAACGCTTCGCCAACAGCGTCTGCGCCGAACATTCTCATTAGCCTTTGATCGCCAGTTGCTGCTGCTGCGGTAGCTCCGGCAGCGGCCTGCTTCTTAAGGAATGTTTCCATGTCACCCTTGAGGGCGGCTTCTAGAGATTCTTTTTCGAGGGCATTCTTTTTCTCAAGAATCTTGAGTTCTTCCATCTTGTTCTTGATGAGATCTCTGTGGAGAGCAATCTGATCTTGCATTGCTTTTTGTAGTTCGGCACGCTTGTCTGCGTCAAGTCCCTCTGCTCCCGCAAATTCTCCCGGAGTTCTGCCTTTAATTTCCTGCTTGCCAAACTCCTGCATAATCTCATTAGTTCTTTGGCGAAGCTCTTCGGCGCTTCCGGTTTTAAGGTCTGATAAACCTAAGCCCCTTCCAGCTATGTTTGCTTTTTCAAGGGTTGCCTGTGTTCGCATTTCTGGAGTAACGGCTTCTCCACCAACCTGAGCAAGTATGTCGGCTGCTTCCATAAAGACATCTACAGCCTGCATCTGTGCGCTGATAAGATTTTTCTCGGCTGCTATTCTCTTCTGCGTAAGGCCTATCATTGCCTGCTCATGAGCTTGCATGGCTTTAGCTGCTGCCAATGCTCCTGCACCAAGCTTGCTAATGTCTTTACCCATGCCTTGCAGCAATTCAGAGATATCCATCTCGCCGCTTGCAACGGCTTGTAGCTGCTTGTCGGTAAGCTTAGCTAGCTGGCCTTCAACGATATCTTTCATTGGGCCAGACATGTCGGCTGTGATAAGCTCTGATCTCAGCTTATCTCTTACTGTAGCGGCATCGTCTCCCTGAGTAAAGTTCATTGAGTCTAGTTTGCGAGGCATATTAGCCATGAACTCTGCGGCTTTTTCTTGCTGGTCAAACGATCTGGCAACAGACTTGCCAAGCTCTGATGTTTCATCAAGACCTGCTCTTTTAAGACCTTCCATTGTTGCGCTTCTAGCTTTATCGACAGCCTGAACACCACCCTTACCAAGAGCGATATTCTTCTGGGATTCTTCTAGGTCTGTAACTATGCTATCAAATCTATTAGTTCCAGTTTCCAAACCTTTGACAAAATTACTCACAGCGTTGGTTGCGGCATTGAATGCAGAGGTAATCTTAAGTAGGTCAGCGTTTGCCTTTGCTAGCGCCCTGTTTGCTTGAGCTACAGCAAATGCAGATCGTGCCGCATCCATCTCAGCCTTGGCGTTACCTGTCGTATTATTAAGCAGTCCTTCCATGGCTTCTTCGAGTTCTTTCTCAGAAGTTGCTCTGGAACCTATAGCGCTTGCTAGCTGTAACTCTTGGGCGGCAATTTCTTCACCCATCTTCTTACGTTCTTCATCTGAGTGCAACATCTTTCCGTCCAGCTTGGACTTCTTGTTCATTGCAGCGCCCTGAGCGTCAATGGCGGCTGTAGCATCCTTCACAGAACTAGACGTTAGCCCCTTCTCAGATATATCTGTCATCGCTTTACCGGTAGCCTCTTTCGCCTTCTTCATCTCTACGGCGGCTACCTTCTTTTCTCTCTCTTTAAATTTAGCCTCGAAGCCTAAGAAAGCCATAGCAAGACCTCCTAAGAGACCTACTAGTCCACCAATAGCTGCTCCGAGTGGGCCGAACATAGCTCCCATGGCTGCGCCAGCCATAGCACCGCTCATGGCTCCCCCAACCATATCCATCTTACCCATATCGCCAATCATGCCCTCAGCGGTAGCTGTGTCGCCTTGTTCCAGCGCTTTGTCGAACTGTTTCTGCTGTAAGTCTTGTACAAACGCAACAGCCTGCTGACCCACAGCCATTACAGCGCCAACCGCCTTGCCCATACCGGCCATCTTAGCATTTAACTTAGAGAAAGCACCAGAGATTTTGCCTCCAGCTCCTCTAATCTTACTTGCTGCTTGAGACATTGCAGAACGAAGCTTGCCAGTCTTCTTGGCAGTACCGCTTGCGCTCACACCGGCCTGACTCATAGCCCTGTTGAAAGCTTTTCCTGCTGGGACTCCTCTCGAAAGCTCAGTTGAGTAGGCTTTGAGGAATTTCTCTTGAGAACCGAATTGATCCGCAAGACCATCAGAAGCGGCCTTAATGCGTTCCATACCAGAAGTCACCTTTTCAGCCGCTGCATCACCTGCATCGCCACCCCCCACCGCTGCACTGGCGGCGCTGGCAACCATTGATGCCCGATGCTGTATCGCCTGACCTTCAGGCCCTCCTTCCATTTGGTCTTGGACAGCTTTTCTCTGTTTTTCAATCTCTAGAATTTGTTTGTTGATTTCTTCAACCTCTTTTGCAGCAAAGGCTTCTTCTTCTCTTAGGTCTTTCATCTCAGAAGTCAGCTTCATGCTTTCAGAGATAAGCTGCCTGCGTTCCCCATCTATCTCTGCTATTTGACCGGTAAGATCATGGATCTGTTCATTGTTTAATTTTTCCTCGTTGGTGAGATGTAAAAGTTCTGACTTAGCATCTTTAAGTGCAACAGCCTGCTTCCAAGACTCGTGATGGGCTTCTCTATTGGCCTCGGTAACTTCTAGACCTTCTAGGCTCAACTGTCGTATCTCTTCTTGAGTCTGAGCTTGCTGTTCTATAATACTATTAAGTTGTTGGCGGCTTTTTGCTAGAGCGTCAACGGCAGCTTGTTCGTCAGCAACTTTGCCAGATACAGCCGCTTCTTCTTCCGGGGTAGAAGGTAGTAGTGGACCGCCTGACGCAATATTCTGCTTGAGCGTCTTAACCTTTTCATGCTGCACACCCAGCGCTTCTATTTCTCCCTTGTTTAGATCCCTCGTTTTAGTTGTACTAACAGCACCGGCTTCGTGTCTTCTTGGGCCGCTAAGGGATGCGACATCAGCTTCAGCAGCAGCAATTGCCTTTTCGTCTTTCACTACAGGAACATTGACATCACCCTCTGTCATCGTAACAGACTGGGCCTGTATGATTACCTGCTGAGCCTGAACCTGCATCTGAGCAACGGTGCCACCACCGCCAACAGCACCCCCATCTGCCGGTAGACCTTGTTGTAGTCTTTCCAGCCTTCCCTTTGCATCATCTAGCTCTGACTGCTCTTCTGGAGTTCTGGATCGGAATTGTCCTCCAACGTTAGCCATCGGCGGGGCTGACATTTTTATGTGTTTACTTTGTTCTCTGTCTAGTTGGAACTCTTCCCTAGCAGTCTGTGTAGCTTCAACAGCCCGAGTCACACCCTGTCTGTTTCTATCTACTTCTTTTTCTTTTTTGACTCTTGATTTTTCTAAGCCCTCTGTTTTCTTGTCGCGATCTTCCAGCTCAGTAGCAATCTCCTGACCTCTCTGGAATGTGTCCGCCACGGTTTGATCAGCCTTTTCCTTGGCTTGAGTCCTACCTTTGATTTCGTGTCGCGTACCCGTAATTTCCTTGTCTAGTTGTGTTGCCTTTGCTTCCCTTTCGTCTAGTTCTTGCTTTAAAGGTACCTTTGCAACACGAAGCTCCTCTCTTCGGCCTTCGTTTTCATTACGTCGTTGTCTCTTCTTTTTTATCTTCCCCTCAATCTTTCCAATCTGTTTCTCTCGTTTTTGTACCTGTGCTTTTTTTTCGTCTTCTTGTGTACCAAGCTTTTCGTCCTGTCTGCTGAGCTTGTCAAATTTCTTTTGCCCCCTCTTGGCTATTTGCTCATCAGCCTTTTTTCCACCTAAATGGGCTAATTGCGCTCTGGCGTCCCGTTCCTTGTCAGTCGCCCCGCCCCGCTTAGCCATCGAGCCTATTTCTTCTACGCTTTTTCCTGCGGCTTGTGCGGCTATTGCCCACGCCTCACCGGATTCTAGAGCAACATCTCCAGCCGCAGCCATCTTGTTTTGCCACTGGTCAAGCCCAACACTAATTGCTCCAAATGTAGAAATAGCTGCCGATGCACGGGTACCTAACTCCCTTATCATCTCAGCGCTTTCGTCGCTCTCTGCTGCGTGGGATGCTATAGCCTCTGCCGCCGTCGAAGCTGCAATCGCTGCTGCGCCAATCTGCATCATAAACATCTGTAGTTCTTCGGTTCTAAGAGTGGCGTTTTGAGTAGCAACACTACCACCATTAGCAAATGTTCTTGGGCCTCCAACTATTCCACCGGAAGCAAACCCTTGAACTCCCTTAGTGTTCATTCTATGGAGATTACCGTAGCCAATCCTCCGAGCAGAACTTCTGTTAACAACAAACTCTCCGGGTGTGAGGAGAGCGGGAACTGTATCTGAAACAGCTCCACCGGTAGCCATTCTTTCTACACGAGCCAGAAGTTTACTTTTTTCTGTAAACCGGTTATCGGTATTGCTTGCAATTGAGTCCGCTAGTTTCTTTGCGTTTGCTCTAAATTCGTCAAGCGCAGCCGTTGGTTTTGCGTCACCACTCTCCATGTTTGAGAAGTCGCCACCGTAGAGAGACGATAATTGGGATTGCTGAGCTGACACATCCGGGAAGTCAAAAGATGTCCCCCCGCCACCAAGCGTTGCCCCGGTTACGCCAGCTATCAATCCCTCCTGCACGAAACCGGCTATACCCTTAACAGCCTGTGAGTAAGCACCTTTTTCGTTTTTTATGAGGGAGCTTATGTGTTTATCAAAAGCCCCTTGGTTAAATGTTATAGTTGGCTTTACGCCAGCTTTTAATTTCGCAATAGTACCAGAATCTGAATCAATTAACTCTGTAACTGCTTCCTTTAGCTTTTCTGAAGATTTTGCATATACCTGCTGTCTAACAGCTTCAACCAAGCCCGAACTGTCACTAGGGTCATTGGGAGCCTGCCCAATCAGCATTTGCTTCTGCGTTCCCGATATGCTTAACATAGCTGAGGCAGGTATGTCAGAACCGGGAACTTGGACGTCTTGGAGAGCAGCCGTTACGCTACGTTGCGCAGTCTCACGACCTTCGGCGTCATCTCCAAATGCCCTCTTCGACGCCGTACCTATGACTGCGCTGTCGGCATTCATGGTCGGGTAACCGTCGTTAAGCGTTTTAAGAAGTTTTCGGCCAGCCTTTGTTTGCCCTAATACTCGCTGTTGTTCATCGCCGTTAAGATTCTTAAAAGCCGCAAATTTATCGCCAGTGTTTGACAGGCCAAGACTAAAGTTGGAGTTAAGCGCTGTTATGCCGCCCTTCTTATTGGTAATAGAGAACGAACCCCAATCGTCTTTAACGGAAAGATCTCCTTCCGTATCTTTTCTGTTTCTTGTGAGGGCAAATATACCCATAGATTCGTCTGCTAACGTACCTTTAAGAACCACTCCACCATCATTCATTCTCTGTAGATTGTCTGCGCCGATTTTCTTTACGCTAGACTTTCTGATAACAAACTCGCCGGGGGTTAACATGGCGGGAACGGTATCTCTATTACCACTGCCCGGAACCACACCGCCGGTTGCAAACTTTTGTGGAGTAGCAGCGCCTCTGCCCATTATACCACCGGCAAAACTCTTTAGCCCACTAAATATCTTTATGCCCGCCATGAGCGTAAGCATAGGAAGTAGAGGCTTGAGCGCGTCGGCAATCTTAATCAGGGCAGACGCTAGAGATAGGGCTGTATTGGCCATGAGCTGGAAGGTTGCACTCTCACTCACCGCCCTTACTAATGCTAAGAATTCCTCCTTAACTTTAGTTATCCTGACTGCCAACGCTTGCTGGGCGCTTATGGCATCCTGAGCTAAGGAGTCCTGCCCATCCATGGCAACCTTCAACGCTTCCTGAGCTACAGCAAACTGCTGTATCATAGGAATCACTTTACCGATTTGACGGAAACCACCAAGCTGTTCAGCTATCTGCACAAACCTGATATCTCCGGGCTGAATATCGCTAAGAGCCTCGCTTAATCTTTTAACCGCTTCAAACGGGCCAACGAATTTACCTTCTGCGTTTAAAAGTTCAACACCAAGCTCTCTTAGGAACTTAATGGTAGAAGGCCTCTGTATTCTAGTGAAGATAGTACGGAGACCGGTAGCAATACTTTCAGCAGCCTCTCGCGTGGTGGCTCTTACAGATGTGAATAGAGCAATCAGCTCATTGAGATTACCACCTGCGGCTTTAAAGACACCACCGGTACGCCTGATGGTAGATATTAAGTCACCGGCTTCAACAGCGAATCTTCCGGCAACAGCATTGATAGCGCCAAGCTGCTTCTCTAAAGCTTCAGCTCCCTGTCCGAACTGATTGAAGATAGCGACAGCGCCCTCTGCTGTCTCTGTGATATCTTCAAACGTTGGGGCGAGGGATGTCTTAGCTAGGGCTTCTAGGGCGACCTTGGTTTGTTGAGCATCAAGACCGGCTTGAGATAGTGTCCTAGAAACTTCAATCAAAGACCTAGAACTCACACCTAGAGAAGTGGAGAGTCTTGTGATCTCCCTAGTAAGATCCTTTAACTGGGATAGAGATTTTCCAGTAACTTGAGATACTTTAACTAATTGTCTTTCAAAATTTATAGCTTCTTCTACAGCACCGCCTATAACGTTAGTAAATAAACTAACTGTTCTAGTGGCAATTGAAAATGCTGCAAACCTCTTAACGGAAACGGCGAAAGCCTTACCCATTCTGCTGGCAGAATCGGTGACTTTCTTAACATCTTTGTTGATCTTGTTTAGATCTGATGATGTGCGTGAAGCTCCATCCAAGCTCACCTTAACTTTAATATCGCTAAGCTGAGATTGCATTTGCCTCACAACAGAACCGACGTTCCGTGGGGCTTGAAGTTGTAGTTGTGCTGTAAGTACAAACCTTGACATAGGTAGCCTTTTCTAATAAGATGTGACTACACTATCCAATTAGCTTTCCGTATCTTCTGTTTCTTCTACTTTTTCCGCTTTTTCTGCGGCCTCTTCTTCAACGCCTAAATCGTCGTCGAATTGAATCGCAAACTCATAGTTACCGTCTTGGTCGAGAGGGTTTCCGTTTAAATCAATTCTATTGCCTTCGGCGTCTAGGTAGTGGCCTAGATCGTTAATTATATTGCCTTTGGTATCAACCGTTTGGCCTTCCTTATTTACCAAGCTAAGATCTTCATTAACAAGTTTAAATCTTGATAAGAACTTGTTTTCAGGAAGCTTGGCTTCAAAATCCTTATTTACTGAATACATCATTTCCGCTAGTGTTGCGGCGGCATTGAACGCGATTGGGTCTTCAGCTCTTTTTTCGTAGTCCTCTATACTGGCATAGATTTTTCTAGTCCCATCTTCCGTGAATGTGCAGTTTGCTACAATGTAATCAAACTTAGCATTCTCTGACAGGCTTTCGGCTGTATTGGTTTCCAGCGTGATTTTTTCAGCGAGCAGGTCTCTAAGTTCAGCTCTCTTGGTTCTCATCTCTAAGGCAATAGTTTTAGCTTCAGAAAGTTTCATTCTCTTCTTTCTTCCGCCCCTCTTGACGTTTCCATCTTTATCACCAAGGTAGAGCCTCTTTTCAAGGGCGCTAAGCTCCTGAGCAATCTGCTCTTTTCTCTTCTCTTTATCGTCCCCCCAGATACCTTTTTCTTTCATAAAGGCATCTAGCTCCTGCTTAGTCATAACGCCGTCCTTGATGCATTTTGTCCAAACTAATGCACCAATTCTAGCAGCTTCTGACTGAACCCTATTGCTAGGTTTTTTAACAAGAACCTTTGTCTTCTGATCTGGGTTGCTGTCGTCCAGTACAATCTCTATAACTTTTTGAGTTTCTTTTTTAGCCATCTTGTCCCTCCTCGCGTTCTTTTGCGATAACTGGTAATTCCATAGAATACTTTAACCACTCAACTTCATACTGAGCTAACTCAGCATCAGTATTCCTTGCTTGGTTATTTCCCTTATCTAAAATTTCAGACCTAACCTTTTGGTATAAGTCCTTCATTATAGTTTGTTCTTCTGTTAAAGGAGAACCATCCTCGTTTGTCCATAAAAATCCGAAGTTTTCTTCTATAGTAGATAGAGCACCAATCATGGTAGTCTCTATCTTCTTCTTCATTATCTTGGAAAGCCTGTCTTTAGAGTCGGCTTTAAACTTGTCAGTTCTCTTTTGTTTGTAATCGGACCTGCTTCTTATCAGGTCTGCATAGTTCTTGTCCATCTCTTATCCTCCAAATTTCCCTTTATATTGTCTGTTTGCGGCCCTTTGAAGCTTAAGCTTTTCATCTAAGAACTCGTTTTGGGTAGTGACACCGCTTTCATTCTGACGCATTGCAGCCTCTCTCTGCTTAATGGTCATCCTTCCGCCAATATCATTCATGTTCTCGACACGGGATTTATCTTCCTTTGTAGTCATGACAAAGATCTCGGGAGAGTTCTTTATCTTTTCGTTTTTGGTGCCACTCTCGAATTCTGCTTCAGCCTTCTCTTTTTCTCTCTTCTTACGTTGAATAATAAACCATCCATCAAGCATGTCGTTATCGTCAATCACGTCGTCGTTAGGACACTCTAAAGATTCTTGAATATTATCATACATCTTAGACCATATGATTAGGTTCTTCTGGTCTAAAGTGAGTTCTCTGTCGTTGTTGTAAAATAGAGAACTCCTAGCCTTATCTGAGACAACCCACAAGCTCTTCCAAGGTTCACTCCTAGCCAGTTCTCGTATTTCACCTTCGCTAAGTATTGATGATCTAAAGCAGGAAAGCACATAGTCAAGAGAGGCGTCTTGAAAATTGTAAAGCTCCCCGTTGAGAGTTGTACAGTTCTTGATTATGTATTCCCACTTAGCTTGTTCCGCCATACCTTCACAGGTGTTGGCACGATACTGATTCTTCTTCAGCATCATCTCTAACTCTTGCTCTTCCCCTGCACGAATATACTTTCTTATATGTTCTCTTTGGGCACTATTGTTTCTGGCTCTGTAGATTTCAACCTTACATTTTTCAATGTCTTTTTCTAAACCTTCTACACGGCTTTCGTCTTCTTCAGTCCATAAACCTTTGTACTCCATCCACTCGAACATTTCTCCTTCGTCCATGACTTCATCTAAATAGGCTTCATCATAGGCGTCGTTGTATACTCGGCAGGCCTCTATATCCTGTTCTATTGTAGGACTATGTACTTTTAAGGTCAGACCCCTGTACCTCAAAAAGAATATCCCAGACCTAACACAAGATATAAAGTACTCCCGTTCATGTTGTTTCATCGGAAAACCTCATGACGGGAGCACAATGTATCATTACAATAAATCCTTCCTAGCTATGCAGTACACTCGCTGTATACTATCCTTAATAGTTGCTATCGCAAACTACATAGCTTATCCTTGGCGAGAAGTTGTCGCCTAATGATTGGTGTCAGCTTTTTGCGCGTCGGTATACTTGGTATCACGAGCAGGATCGTATTTGTGACCAACGAATAGCTCGTTAAAGTTAGTATAGCTGTAAGAAATACTTACATTACCACCAGTTGCGTCACCACCACCGTAACTTACGGATGACAGTCTGTTTCCAGAGCCTAGGTTAAAGCAGGTACCATCCTGAAGGATGATCTTGATTCCTTCTTCACCAGTGTTGTCACCAGAAGCTTTGTTTCCAGTGGTAAAGAATTCGGGATCACCACCTTCGTAAGCTCCGATAAAGTCACCAGAAATCGCAATTGCTTCGATATCACAAGTAACTTCAATTGGGAAACCGGGAGCACGGTAGTAAGGAGTCTTACGACCAAGTTCCAAGATGTCTTCACGAGAGAAGTCAGTTGAAATCGAAACATTCTGAATGTGAACTCTTGGTGACTGAGTTGTGGAGTTCCAAGCGTTACCGGGTAGCGCTCCGTTCATGCCGTAAATCTTACTTGGGAAGATACATCTGGAAAGCAGAACGTTTTCACGTCTTTGAATACCACCACTAGCCTGTGTAAGTGCTCTTGGTTCGGAAGCGTCTGTAGTTGCCGAGAAGCCCTCCTGCGTACCAAATTTTTCTCCACTTGATGTGATATGCATCTTACTTTGGTCAACGATCCATTCTTTGTTGTTACCAACAAGTGTGACGGATTCAGTGGCGTTTCCATCAACTGGAATCGTGTAACTGATAGATCCAAGATACATACCAGAGCAGAAGACCTCTACTGGGGGTTTTCCGTAGTGATCACTCGCAAAAGTTCCAGTGGATTGCCCACTATCTGTAACAGAGTCATAGGCATCGCTAAAGATACCAAGACTAAGGTCACATCTTTCTTTTGACCGACCTACCAAACCTACTGATTCTGGGGCTGGTGAAGCTAGGTGGTATAAAAGTTCATATCCATCAAGAACCTTTTCCATGGTTACTTCCACATCTGGAAGACCTTCGATGTTCTCGTAGATCTGAATCTGACCAAGCTCGAAAGCCTGCTCTAGATTAAAGTTTGTTGTTATGCCTACACTCTGGACACCGTGAGCGACTCGCATCTTTTTAGTTCCAGCAGCGCCAGCTACATCTACGACGCTGGAGTCAAGAACGCCCATTTCGGCCATCCCAACCATTTGGCAGGCATAGAAAATTCTATTATTAGCAGCCATTATTATCTCTCCTGTAGAAAGTTAGAAAATCTCTATTTTATTATACACAAAACCTAAATATCCGTATGAATGACTTGTGTTGTCAATTTCACGATACCGGCGTATAAGTTACTATTTATCATATCCATCCCTTGTACGGATGAATTTGTAAGTCTTATGGCACCTCCGTAGTGGGAATTCACTAAATCTGGATACCTCATGGCTCCAGATACTGGTGTCCCCCTGTAATTTAGTGGCATATGACCGCTAGCAGCCATGTTGTCACTCTCAAACATATATATAGTTTTATCGTTTTGGAGTGAGACTATATCTACTAGTTTATTCCTAGTTCTATCATCCTCAGCTATGCAGTGGAATAAAATGTCTGTGTTGACCCATTGTCCACCACCAAGTTGGTACCCCCTCATTGTTCTTCTTGGCACAACCTCAACAGCTATTGCTGGTAGTTGTAATCGTGAGTCTGGAGGTTGATCTTGCTCTCCTTTTCCTGAATTGAAGAATTCTCCATTCATGTCGTAAGTTCTATATTGAAGATCTCTTATCCAAGGTACCTCGTTGGCATACACAACGTTTATCCACTTATAACTATACTCAGCCTGTACCTTACTTCCCGTTGGTATGGGAGAGTCAAATACAATTTTGCCGTCGTAATAGTCTACGTAGTGAGAATAAGCACCAGTACCGGTGGATGGGTGAAATGTGTCATTTACATACACCCCAGATATTCCGGGTAAAGTGTTATTGTCGCCAACAATTGGGGATGGGCTAAAACTGACCCCGCTTTGCCATACCCAGTTTCCTTTAAATCCTTCCCAAGTCGTTCCCGCTGTACGACGGTCATCGGATGAAAGCCGTAACTTGCTGTAATCATAACCTCTGGGAGAAGTTTCGCCCAAAGATACATTGAAGTAGTTTCCCTTTTGTAATAACGCCCAGTCGAACCACTCGACCAGATTGTCTTGTAATTCATTGCTAAGCTGGGTTGCAAATAGGTTGTCAAACCCTTTTAGGTTGAAGTTGTCAGCCATGTTATAACCTAGCCAGTAAGAATATTGTTCATTAGTTTTTCTATATCTTTTTCCCTGCCGGAGAAAGCTCTTGTAACAAAGTTGTCTTCTAACGTCCCGGCATACTGTGGGGGAACTCTCCAAGCTCCACCAGAACCCATGACTCCACCACGGGATCTACCCTTGGTTCCCGGCACAAAGTGATAGTTCACTACAATAGTTCTATTTCCACTTTCAAGCAGCCATCTCAACCAGTGGAGGTCTCCACTTTCAGGTAGCTTTACATGCCCCTGAGCCAACGAAAATAGATTTGCAAAATTGCTTGGTTGAAACTTCAGTGTAACACCCCCCTTCAGCCGCTTATCAAACTTTTTAATCTCGAAGTCAACTGAATTTCGTATCGCTAATACTATGGAGTCTACGGCGCTGTCGGCAGAACCAAATGGTAGTCCTAATTGCGCAGCTAACTCATTGTTTTTGAGCGCTATAATTTCAGGTTGTTCCAATATCCAAATCTCAGCAAGCTTTCTAATGGCTTTCCTTATGGAGCTTTTCTTCTTCTGAACGCTGCCGTTCATATGGCTAGCTATAGCCACATTAGCCCGTTCTTCTATAACCCTTATTGGGTCTGATAGTCTTACTGATAGGGACATTACACCCTCTTCCAAAAACAACCAAAGTACCTGTCTTGCTTGAGTCCCATAGGAAAGTGTTCCCCTTCCCGCTCAAACCTCATTGTCTTATAATCTTTAATCCCCTTATGAACTATGAGATACTTAGCTCTTAGTATCTGGGGTAAATCTTTCATCATCCCAATTGTTTGTATTGAATTATCAGGAATCGCTATATTTCCTACTTTAATAAACGACTTGTTATCCCAATAAACTTTTAGTTTAATATCTACAGTTGTCTCCACCTCTATATAGGTTTTGTTCTCCCTGTCAAATTGATCATCATGCCTGCGGTGTATATTCACAGAGTTGTGGTCTGGAATATTATTATCAGGATCTTGATTAACCTCCTTTAAGTCCACGTAAACAAGTTGACATGTGACTCCAAAAATATCGAATGTGGAATCAATCACATCAAAGTACTTGTCGAAAACACTTTGTGGTATATTAACAGGCATGACTTTTCCTAACTGGCGCTGTCACCGCTGTAATACCTAGTGTCGTCGAAGCGATTTGTGTACTTACTGTGCAGAGTTCCTGACGGTAAGTAAGCATTTACTTGAGGTGCTAGGGCTTTATAGTTACCAGTCTTTTGAACTGATACTATAACATACCCGTTGTGCTGCACCGCAGAAGTGCCTGAAGCACTATAGGCTACGTCGATAGGCATTGTTTCTATCTCCAAAAAAAGTTAAATTACTACTATTCTTAAATACTATCCAGATTGATTATTAAATGTTGGCGAAGTATGCTTTTGTTGGGAATCCATACATTTTGTCTCTGGTGAGGTATGAGCCGTTCCCGGCTTTACCTTCGATAACATGTTCGTCCCACATAGGTATAAACCTCCATTTTTTCACGGGGCTGCCCCCGTTGTCTAAACCTAGGATTAACAGGTAAGGCCACACCTCGTTAGTTGGACCATGATGGAACTGGGCAAATATCATCGTTCCTATTTCATAGTCATAAGGGTTGTATTTTTTCTCAAACCAAAGCATAGCTTGTTCTCTGTGCCCAGCGTATCCGTAACCGGATGCTTCGTCATTTACCCAACTGTCATGAAGTGTTTTCTTGAAGGATGGGATTATTGGGAATCCGTTACGACCAATTACGGCCATTGTTCCATCAGAAGAGGTGTTGTAGAATTTTCCGCCCCATTGCGCGTCTGTTGTAGCGCCATGACCCCCACCCGTGTATTCATTCGAGGTCGAATCAAAAACAGTGTCGTCTGTGTTTGTCTGTGTAACCATTCTAGCTGATCCGCCAGTATCTGCCATAGATATAGCGTTTGTATGGGCAGCGGAAGAAGATGTGGTAGCTCCACAGGTCGGAGGTTCTGTGGCATTGAAGTAATCAACCCTCAACGTATTCATATCAACCGCTGCCGGTATCACCCTAAGTGTTGCGTTTAGGTCATGAAGAGCAAATGCGCTATCACTCGTACTTTCAGAGGTTGAAATCTTTCCTATCATTAAACGTTTAGGCGTGCTGCTTCCCCCGGCCCCTTGGTCGTGATCTCCGTAGATCATGTTGGCGATGTTGGTTTTGTAGGTGGTTTTAAGTGGGCCATTGGTGGCAAAATTATTGGGGCCGGTGGTTGCATGGACAGAGTTAACTAAATCCCCATAGGTCTGATTTGCTATAAGCGAAAGGTTGGCGCTTCCGGCATTAAATCTTCCCGCCAGTGGACCAATAAATACTTGGCCAATACCACCCGCATATGTTTGACCTGTGTGTTGATGAGGATTGTTGGTGTCGTCAAGAAAGCTTCCTGCGTATTTACCAATAAAAACACCAGTTTCTACAATAGTTCTCTCGGCTCCAGCATACGCGCCAATGGCAATCACATCTGCCGAGTAGCGTGTATAACCAAGCGCTAACTTTCCTATTCCTATACCAGCTCGTGAGTTTTCACTGGCCTCCCCAGTTCTGCGTCCAATAAACACTGAATTTCTGTGTAGGCTTGATGAGGCGGTTGTTGGTGCTGCGGTATGTGTGGAAAGCGCGCTAACAACATCGCCGTTAATCTCATCGGCGTATCTAAGGATATTTCCTGCTAGGTGTTGAGTTCCAGAAGCGAGGTGCCCAGCGTGATAGCCTATGGAAACAGTTGACAAAACGCCGCTGCTGTCTCTACCGGCCTCAGTTCCTATGCCAAGACTATCTCTTAGCGTATTAGATTGGTAAAGGCTTCCAGACCCTAATCCAACAGCCTGATAAAGATATGTACTATCCTTGCCAGCACTAGTGCCGATCAGGGCAGTATCTGCTCCGACATTTGTATGATTCCAGCTATTAGCGTTTTGCGTGCCAATAGCAAGGAATGTGCCATTACCAGAAGTTAATAGATTAGGATTAAGTCTAAACTCATCGTCAACCCGAATAACACCAGAATCAGCGGACAGGTTGGAAATCCTGTTATTCAAAGCTCCAGAGCCGGAGACAAACTGGTTGTTCAAGGCTCCAGAAGCGCTGGTGATTCTATTGTTCAAAGCGCCAGAAGCGCTGGTGATTCTATTGTTCAAAGCGCCAGAACCAGAGATGAACTGATTGTTCAAGGCTCCAGAGGCGCTAGTGATTCTATTATTTAAAGCTCCAGAGGCATGTACATATTCACCAGAAACTTTGTCAATATAATTATCGAGAACTCCAGATATTGCGTTTCCAGATGCGTGGATAAGTGCGGTGTTGTTGGTAATAGCAGTAGCATTGGTAGCTATACTGGCAGTATTGGTAGCAACAATACTCCCAGCCCAGCCAGATATTGCATGTCCAGATGCGTGGAAAGTCGTAGCATTTGCAGCAATGTTGGAGATGTTAGTATTGATCAAGCCCGTATTCGACGTGATAGCGTTGGTATTTGCCCCAGAGCCAGAGACGAATTCACCTGAAACAAAGTCTATATAGTTATCAAGCGCTCCAGACCCGGAGACAAACTGGTTGTTCAAGGCTCCAGACATTGAAACACCTGAAGCGTTTTCGATATTTATTAGGCCAACCAGTGCTCCAGAAGCTAAAGCAATATTTGGAGCCGCCCAAGTCACAGAATCAGGAGTATTAGATGACGTGATTGTTACACCTTCTCCAGCTATGAAGTCCACCGCGTCTGTGGTTGAGTCTGCTTCAACTTGGGGGCCAGTACCAATGTCTGCATTATCGTTAATCTTGATATAAGAGAAGGCGTTTTGGTTTACATCTCCACCGACACCTCCGGCATTTCCGTCAAGCACGCCGTCGTCGTCTGTGTCTATATTATCGCCAGCAATCAAGTTGGCAAAGTCAACCCAACTCTCTTTCTTAACTGCTCCTGTTCCTCCACCGTCTAAGAAGAGAACATAGTCAGTACCCGGATCTACAACCGCCTCAGAGACATAAGCCGAGTCAAGCATCTCAGCATTCATCTCAGTAAGGGACATGTGCTTCCAGCGTGAGTCACTATCGTCCCATACGAGAATCTGATCCGAGCCTACTGCTGTGGATGAGGTGATGGCGTCATAGTCTGCATCCGGGTCTTGGAGTACTAGGTCAGTTCCATCTAAGCGTAAACCACTACCCGCAGTCTTGAATAATGATCCAGCCCAACCAGAGATTGCGTGGCCAGAAGCGTGGAACGTAGTAGCGTTAGTGTCATAACGACTGTTAGCCCAACCAGAAATGGATGCTCCTGATGCGTTTATTAGATCTGTGTTGGCGGTTATGGCAGAGGCGTTTGTGTTTATTGAGTTCTGCAATGAACCTGATGCTGACAGAACTTGGCCAGAAGCAAAAGCTGCCACGCCCCAGTTAACGCCAGACATAGAAACACCTGAAGCGTGCTCAGTGTTTATTAGATCAACCAAGGCTCCAGAAGCGGTGTCGATATCTGTGGCATTTACATCAATAGCATTTTTCAAGCTTCCAGATGGAGAGGTGTCGTTTATCCATTTGGATGTGCCAGAGTCATATCTAAGGATTTGTTTGTCTGCAACAGATGTTATGTTTGTGTCTGTTAGACCATTTAGGTCTCCGGCAGCTCCGGCAGATAGGTTTATCTCCGCTATCTTTCCAGAATCTTTTTTGGTTACAGCCCCGTTAGTAAAGTAAAGTCCAGAGACTGACTCTAGTGATGAGTCTCCATCAGGAGCTACGCTACCATCAAATTCACTAACCTTGATTTGGAAGGATGCTGAGATGGCATTGCTGAGGGAGCCAGATGCGGAATTAAGTTCTCCAGAAACAAAGTCTATGTAATTATCTAAGGCTCCAGACATGGAAACGCCTGAAGCGTGTTCTGTATTTATAAGCCCCGCCAATGCTCCAGACGCTGTTGTAATGTCAGTAGCGTTTGTGTTTATACTGTTTTGCAGTGAACCAGATACTGATAGTACTTGGCCCGAAGCGAATGCGGCAACTCCCCAGTTAACCCCAGACATACTCACGCCTGATGCGTGCTCAGTATTCACAAAGTTAACCAAGGCCCCAGAAACAGTCTCTATATCATTGTTTAGAGCACCGGAAGGGGAGAGGACATTCACGAATTTGGATGAAGTGGAGCTGTATTGCAGGATGTGTTTGTCTGCGGCGCTTGTTATAGTAACGTCACTTAGGTCGTCTAAGGCTCCAGCGGCATCTGCGTCTATGGTAATTTTTGCCATCCTGTTTGAGTCTACCATATCGACTTTGCCATTAGTGAACCAAAGCCCCGACACTCCTGCGTGGTGTGTGGTTGTACCGAGTTCACCTACAGACACAGTTCCTATGCTGGCATCAATTTTATTATTAAGCGCTCCAGAAGCTGATGCGTATTCACCCGATACTTTATCAATATAATTATCTAGAACACCTGATATAGTATTCAGTTCGCCGGAAACGAAGTCAATATAATTGTCTAGCGCTCCAGAACCTGAAACAAATTGATTATTCAGCGCTCCAGAACCTGAAACAAACTGGTTGTTCAATGCGCCGGAACCTGAAACAAATTGATTATTCAGTGCGCCGGAACCTGAAACAAATTGATTGTTTAATGCACCAGAGGCCTGTGTATACTCTCCAGAAACTTTGTCGATGTAGTTATCTAGAATACCGGAAACGTCCAGCAGACTGGAGGCTGATCCTCCGCTAAGTATTCCAGATAGTTCTGTGGGATCTACCCATACCACATGGTTAGCGCCAACCTTATTTATTGTTGTTGCAACGCCAGAAACTCCGCTTACCCAAATTGTATCAGCTTGATGTACACTCTGGGAAGGGTTTGTTCCTATGCTGAACATGTTGCCAATATTAAACTCTCTCCCACTGTGTAAGGAGAGTCCGCTACCGGCTTGATATGAGCCGCTAATTACGTTTGTGCAGTCGCCACCAAAAACAACGCCACTGACATCAATAGCGTTGTAGTAAATTCCTCCGCCAGTGTTACTCTTGAATTGCCAAGCGTCACAGTTGGATCTCCAGAGGATTGACTTGTCTGAATCGCTTGACTGGACAGATATTCCGGCCCCTCCAGCAGCTTCGAGCTGGGCGTCTGTAGCGATAGCATTACCGCTCATTGATGCTAATTCAATAACCTTGTCAGCAATGGTTACAACCGTACTGTTGACATATGTTGTGTCGCCTTTAATGTCTAGGTTTCCACTGACGACAATATTACCACCTATGGACACATCGCTAGTAATCCCGGCGTTTCCATCTACATGCAGTCTGTAGGCAGGAGTACCTGTATTTACTCCAAGTCTGTTGTTTGTATCGTCAAAGAATAGATTTGAGTCGTAACCAACCCTTGGGTCTTGAGTCGGATCGTCTTGTTTCCAGAATGCTACATTCCCGGAAGCGGGTGTGCCTATTCTGTCTAGGTAAAGGCTAGATAAACTTGGGATATCTTCTACAGTAATAGCTCTAAAGGTTGGGTAATCCGGGGAGCAATCGACACCACAACCGTTAGGTGGGCCAGAAAGAAAGGCTCCTTTAGATTGCTGCTTAAGTAGTATATATTGATCTACTACACCGCTAAGTTGTATGACTGCGGAAGATCCTGTTGAAGCTCCAATTTTACCTTCGCTCAAGGCTGTGTCATCAAGCTTGTTTCTGACAAAGTGTTCTAGTTGGCGACCACCACTGTAAGACGCCGTTCCACCATTGCCTTCAGGAAAGAAGAGTCCTGACTCGCTGGCAACAAAACCAGAAGCCTTTACTATAGAATACGCCGTGTTACCACCCACATGAATTGCGTGGTCAGGCGAAATTGTGCTTATGCCCATGCGGGCATTGCCCGAGTCCCATAAGATATTAGAATCATAGTTAAGGATATTAGATGAGGACCAGAAGGCGAAACCGCTTTCTGCGGGCATATTGTAATCAGGGGATAAACCAAATGCTGTATAAACAGATTTCGGGGCTGGGTAGGTTACATAGACTTCTTTGACGCCTATGGGCCAAGAAACTTTATCTGTCTGGACCGTAACTCCCGGACCTTTAGCTCTAAAGGGGAAGCGGGATATCTGGTCATTGGAAACTGTGGGTGATAACTGTACTTCACCAGAGCCTACCTCGTAGTAGGTTCCGTCAGTTACAGCGTAATACACCAAGTCGCCATGACTATAGAAGTCCCTAAAGGCGCTAAAGCCATTAGCTGCACCTTCTAAGTGCATATTAGTGGTGCCTGTAGTTTGGCTTAGCTCTTTTATCCTATCTGATAGGACTACTATTTTTGAAGGCATTTATCTATCCCTTATAAACTAAGATGGATTAATGGTAGGTGTTGAGTCTGGTGTCGTTCCTGATCCTAGTCCATAAATTACGAGATCGTTAAGTGCCGCATCAACGTATTCGTTGTCATCACTCTTAACGTAAAACGTACAGCTTCTTAACGAGGAAGCGTCGTCCCCGATTCTGGAAACAATACCTACAGTGTTTACATCAAAATCCGTCGCAGCGTGTGAGGCGTAGGCCGTGGAAGAAGCAATCGCGTTGCTGTTTCCTACTGCGGCGTAATAATTGTTTTGGAATGTACCAGAGGCAAACGTTATCTTGTACTGTCCCCTCGCTATGTAGTTAATTCCAGAGACGTTATACGATGAGTAGACTACCGGAGTCTGGTATCCCGGAGTTGCGGCTCCGGCGGTTTCTCCAACTGTTCCACTACCCTTAAATACGATCCAAGCTTTTGCAGCACCCTTGAAGGTATCTGCTCTAGAACCGTCAGTCGTGAATAGCACATTACCGGAAGTTCCAACATGTACATCATCCCTTACTTCGTTAATTTTTTTGAATCTGATGCCTCTGTCGTCGTATCCAGAAACACCAATCCAGTGGGTATCTAGAGGTAGTCCACCCTGCATATATGATGCGGCGGCAACTCCAGTTACGTTTAAATATTGCGGGTGGGAATCTGCTGTTAAATTGGCCAGCTTTGTATGGTCAATTCCTTCAGGCCCCTCATATGCGTATATTTGGGTCTTCCCGTCTTGGAACTGAACTCCTGACTCTGGGATGAAAACACCAAACTGTCCAGCATCATTCTTTTTAGCTCTGACGTTACTTCCGCTAAACGGATATGTCGAGTCCACATCCCCACTAGCAACTATAGTGTTAATGGAATCAACGGTGTCAACCATATTATCTCTAATATCTTGAGCTGAAATTAAACCAGCGTTGTTATCTGGTATGTCAGCAATGATACTGTTTTTGATAGTATCTTTATCTCTGATAGCCATTTGTCTGCTCCTTTAAATCTTATAAATATCCGTCTCTGTGACCCAAGTTCCCGCGAGACACTAAATCAGAACCGGGACTGTATGGGCCGAGAATAGCCTGTCCAGCCACGCTGCTACCGGCGCGGTAATCTAGTAACATTTGATCGTACTTTTTACACAAGTCTTGGTATAAGGTGACTAATGTAGAGGCAACGCCTCTGAGGTCAATAGCTGAGGGGCCGTCCTTAATTGAAATGGCGTTCCCCGATTCACTCCTTACCTCACTACCAAGCATAATACAAGCAGCCTTTAAAGCAGTTAGGTTTATAAAGGCATTATCTTTTGTATCGCTGTCGGTTGGATCTGGCGATAGAGTGCATTGCTCTACATTAATCGTATAGGTGTTATTAAAATCTGTTTGTAGTGTGACGAATTGAGCGGCCACTAAGATGGTGGTCTCAACTCTCTTGTTTGCATATTTATAGTTAGTAGGGTCTATGTCGTCTACTAAATATCTTACCATTGTGGATATTTGACCTTGCCAAGACATTTTGTGACTCCTTATAGGTTACAGTGAACGTTAAAGCCTTGGATGTCCGTGTAAAATGTTCCACTACTGATGGTAACTTTTCCCTGAATTTTCCAGAGACCGGCTTGGTTTAAATCTCCCGCTATTGTATCGTAGTACATAACCCCAGAAACAGCGCTACCATCGGTTAAGGTGGATGCTGTTCTGGCGATTGTTGTGTCGTCAGGCTTTTTGAAAGTCAAGACTCCTGTAGCTCCTGCTGGCGAAACATCTACTGTTGAGGTTCCGTCTTTTACGGTTACTAGAAATCTAGTGCCTACGTCATTTACATGTATTTCACTGGCCATTATTAAAACCTATAAAATGAATGGTACTTCCCGTTGGGTTGTAATAGACAAAATAAATGTGACAACCATGCCATACTCCCACTTTGTTAATTACCTGTTGACCAAATGTTTGAAATTTCTCTAGGTGTCAATGCTCGTTCATACCAATAACACCCATCTGCTAATCTCGCGTCAACGTTAGCTGTAATACTTTGGTTTAAATGATTTCTTGGACTTGAGTTTGGCCCTCCCCACGCGATGTTACCGCTGTGAGAAGAAAGGCTTGAGCCTGCCGATGTAGTAGTTTCACTTACAAGGGAGCCATTAATATATAATTTCATTTGATTTGATTCTAGTGATAAATCAATAGTTACAGTAATTAGGTATAAAGTTGAAGCGGAAACTGGCGATGAACAATATCCTTTCTGCTTATTCGACTCCCCAATGCATGTATATAAGTTTGAATCATATAGATAAATAGACCACCAGTTGCTTCCTCCACCCTGTTCCCAAATAACTCGCCCATTCCCGTCAGTTCCAGAAACAGAATCAAATTCTGCCCAAACAGATATTGAGCGTTTTTCAAATGTGTATCCAGTTCCAGTGTTTATATTTGGAGAGTCTGATATCCTTACTTCGTCGTCTGGGTTAAGGTCGATAGACTCCCAAGGCATGGAAGGGATAATTCCACCACCGGAGGTGTAAGCTATGGTTCCATAACCTGTTCCATTTCTAGGGGTGTTGCTTGTTCCGTATCCACTATCATCCAGTGTGTTGTTAAATGTCCAACGGTACCACGGGTTTAGGTAGGCTATCTCGTCATTGTAGTAACCAACCTCGCGTGGTGTTCCTAGTAGTTCTATGCCGTATTGGGTATCTATATTCATAACTGTGTCGTATTGAACGTCTATAGCCATGTCCTTATCATGTTGGGTACCTATGGTCATAGCTCTGATCGTACTCGCACACAAGTTGACAGCTTTTTTGTCTATAGTCTGAACCCCTAAATCTATACTATATTCTAGGTTGTTTCTATTTTTTAGTTTAGACTCAGCAAAAGTGCTATCAGAAAATGAAAAAGTCCCAAACATTAAGTAGGGTCTCCAATGGTGACATCTGTGTTTAGGCCGTCAATAGCAGCGCTTCTGGCCTGTTGAATTTCATAAGTTCTAACATGCTCAGCTAGAAACTGTCTTACTATTCTATGTGTGAAATCACCCATGGTTTCCGGGTTGTCAATCTCTCTTGGTAGCGGATCTCCGTTTTCATCTACTGGCGCGGCGTATGTTGGTTCACCGTTCTCATCCAACACTGGATCTCCGTTTTCATCTACAACTTCCTGCATTACGTAGTCAGGATTAGGTACAAGACTCTGCCAACCGTAGTTGTGAGATACTGCTGTTAATACTCGATCTACGTCAGCGTCGTCTATTTCTAATTGGAAAATTGCCATTATTGTCTCCTAAATGCCTCTGGTATAGTTCTTTCCTGTGATATTATACACTAAAAATAGTAAAATATTTTATCAATAAATAAGGGGGTTAACTGTACAGTGGGTTAATGTCTCCAGAACTGTCCTTGAATACAAGTTTGTTTTGAGTTGAACTGTAAAACAATGAGCTATTTGGGGCGTCATTATCTGAAATCTTCTTGTTAAAAACTAGGGCACCTTTAGTGTTCACAGATAGTAGTGATACTGAATCATGACCCTGCCATTCTTGCAGGTTTGATGATTGTAATATCGCGCTTCTTACTGAAACTGTTGGTTGTGTGGTTGAGGACGAAACGTTTAGTGCATCAACATTTAAATGTCTAACCCAAAAGCCGTTTGCATCGTGTATGACAAAGCCTGTTGATGTTGTTGCCTGCATTCCAGCAGAACCGTTTTTTCCATAAGCATATCCGTAACTAGGTGCTTCGGAATATGAGGATGGTGAGTCCTTCATGCCCAGCTTCCAAGTGGGGTTGGATACCGGACTGTTATTTATATGCAGACTAACAGTTCTGTCGTAGCTGTTGTCTATATATGTGTCTAGTAGTGAACCCGCATTGGTTCGGGTTAAAGTTAGTGGTGTCCTTCCGTTTGGTGGTGCCGCAAGATAACCGCTTGGTTGAGGGGCGGTAGTCTGTACAGTTCCATCTGGGTATTGGATTCCTAAGTAGGACGGTGAAAAACTGGTTATGTAATCGTCTTTATTTAGTAGTACCGACTTGCTTGCGGGGGAGGTGGAAAGAACTAAGGACACTCCATCTAGTGCAACCTTAGATCCCCCCTCGCTGCTAGCTAAAACGGTGTCTCTTGACAGTGTGTTTAAGCTTGAGCTGTAGGTTCCTATTCCAACTTCCCACTTTAAATTGTTTTCTATTGCATAGTAAGTATTATTGCCATCGCCAATACCTTGGTTGAAGGTTTGATAGCCACCAAAGTCTCCGGCTCCCAGAGTTATGGTGTCAGCTCCAGCAGTAGTACTAGTCTCCTTTACTCTGTCTGCTATGACAAACGCCATTATGTCACCTTAACAAAGTTACCATTGTTGTCCACGTAGGCTACTACTGTACCGGCGTTGTTTTTCCACTCCTGTAGTCTGGTTTCAGTTCCATTAGCTCTAACTTCAAGAACTGCATCTGGGTTTAAGTTCGGGAATCCTATTGACATTCTTCTATTGGACATGTCTCCGGCAAGACAGTTACCGATAGCAATCTTCATATCGTGGGTGGAGCCATCTGACATTACTCTGTTTGAGCCTCCAACGCCAGCAGTGATTTCAATATTATTAGTACCCGTTACTCCCTGTAGTGCGTTGTCTCCAATACCCACAGACCTATTACTGTAAGACCTGTCTCCAGCAGAGTCTCCAATGAATACTGAGTATCTTGCATTGTCTGCGTCAAGACCAGCTTGAGACCCTATGAATACAGAATGGTCAACGTTAGCAGCGTTGTATCCGGCTCTGTATCCTATAAATGTAGAGGACCAGTTGGTTGCCTCGTTGTATGTAATTGTAGCTCCAGCTCCGGCTTCTGTTCCGATGAAGTTAGAGTCTGTCCAGCCTGTGGATAGATTTCCAGCTTTGTATCCAGCGTAGAAGTTTCTGCAATTAACAGTCTTATCTACATTTGTTGTGTTGCTGAAAATGTGGTTGTGACAGTCTTGTATATATGCAGTGTTCTCTTGTAGGTAGTTGCCTAGTGTCTGTAAGTTCATCTTACCTACAACGCCACTTGTGCTAACCGCAACATATGAGTTAAGGTTGCTTGGAACAGCTTGGTCTAACAGTGGTGATTTAATGCCAGACTGCAACTCTTCTATGTTGAGGTGGAACTCCATGTTGTTTAGGGTGGTATTAAGCTGCTCGCTTATTCCAGTACCGGCAATAATAACTATGCCGCTGGTACTTGCCATGCTGGTTCCGTCACAGAAGTTAATAGATCCTCCTAAATACAGGTCTCCATCTAGCTCTGCATATGGATCTCTTTCATCCTCTGACGGCCAGAGGCCACAGTTGTAGCTCTTTGTTTTGTGGCTTCTGAGTTTCAGGAGTGTATGTGTGTTTTGAATAACACCATTTTCTAGGCCTGTAAAGTTAAAGCCAATGCCACCCTGCGCATGGTCATGGTTAGTGTCAACAACGTCGAGAACAGTAGCGGTTTCCGAAGCAAAGATGCCGTTCTGCTGTCTAACTTCGATGTAGTCGTCAGCGGAAGAAACTCTGAATCTACCATTTTCAATTTCAAGAACCTTATCACTGTCTTGCGGACCCATGACACCCTTGAGGAGAACTTTGTCTGAGTGCCCAATTAATAGTTTATAGTCGCTTGGGCTTGATAGGTTCTTACCAATATCGTTTCCTATGAATATGTTGTTACTCATATTCTGCGGAGAGTTCTCGCCAGCCAAACGTCCAATGATAATGTTGTCATTGCCCGTCTTAAGTGAGGTTGCTGAATTGTCGCCAATAGTAATGTTACGTGAGCCGGTAGTTATTTCATCTCCCGCATAAGCGCCGATAGCTACATTGTTATCACCGCCATTGATGTCATAAAGCGCGTGGCAACCGTACCCAGTATTGGACTGTTCTGAGGAGCTGATTGTGCTTCTGTCTTTATTGGAGAGTTTACCGGCAAGCGTATTGCACCAATCGTCTGTATAGACGGCTCTCGCGTCGTTCATGTCGTACTTGTTAAGGGTAAGGTCAAATTCATTACCCGCATCGTCAAGTAGATATGCTGATTGCGTCTGGTTGGTGATACTCTTTGGCTTTATGTAGATCTTTCCGTAATCTGCTGTGGAGCTAGGTTTTTCAGATCTTTCTCTCATGCTGATGGCAGGATCGCTTCCATCAAGACCGCTGCCTAGAGTTAGCATTTCGTTAGGATCAAGCTTATGAATGCCGACAAACTTGTTGTTATTGTCGAGTGAAATGACAACCTTGCTTCCGCCATCATCCCATAGGGACATGTCGGCTCTTCTGTTTGTTACGGTGTATTCAAGTTCAACACCTTCCGACTCCGTGTCAAGCGGATTGTTCTGCGCCCCAAGTAGCTGGAGAGAGGTCTTCTCCGTTGTGCCCCAAGTGGTATTGCGAGCTATGGTTTCACCCGTGCTCTGAATATTAAAGATAGTCTCGGGGAGGATAACATGGGCAGCGTTTTCGATATCGCTAATACCAACCAATCCCGGACTGTCAGACCTCATGATCGTCATCGCGTTAAGTGGGTCTACGGTGTCGTCGTATGCGGCAACCACTAGGCGATCTTGACGTTGGCCAGTGTAACCAACTTCATCTTTCTCGTCTATATAGTCAATGCTAAATCCAGTAACCTTCTCTCTTGGAGGAATAGCTGAATCTGTCCGTTTGGCCATTGTTCTGGTGACAAGGCGCTGACCAACTGTAACACCAGAGTTTAGGTGGGAATAGCTGACGTGATAATCTCTATCAACACCTGACGCAATAAAGTTTACGTCTGTGACATTACCAATCTTACCTTCGGGGCTAATTGGGTTTGGTGTGATATGGTCTTCTTTGGTTAGGTAGACAACGTTATCAACTTTAGTGATCGCTGATATGTCAGCCATCCCTTCTTGCATTGTTTCGGTAGAGCATGTTCCCGTAGCGATGGTAGGCCCTTCACCTTCGGAACGGTATAGATAAACGGATAGATATGGAAGATAGGATGCGCTAGTGTCTAACGTGCTACCGTCGCGAGTTGGAATACTACGGACATTGCGGCTGTACTCTTTCCTGTCGGCATATATAATATACGGTGTTATATCTTCTGCTAAAAGTTCAGCGCTTTTATACTTAATAAACCAACCGGCTTGAGCAAAATCGTCAGCGGCAGATCCTTCGGGCCAGTAGCCAATTGTGTGGTGGGCCGTACCTGCACCATTGGATGATATCTCAACTGCTCCAGCCCCAAATACGGCGTCAAATTTAGGCTGGGCGATAGCCACTGTATCGCTTGTGAAGAACTCAACCTCTTTGGTGGCCCCACCGGTTATTGGCTGACGCCACACAACCTTAAGTCCTACATCAGATGGCTCGGCATCATTATCATATTGTCCATTACCGGCGTAATGAACAAGGTCGGTCTGGGTCTTGTGGGTCTCTGCGTACTTAATGTAGTAGAACGATTGAGATCCGTCCATACCCTCGCTGTGAAAGTTTTGCGCACCAACGTCGTCCCGATGAAGGCTGATTTTTGGGTTTTTGTTGCCGCTTATCGCTGCTCGATCTGGGCGACCACTTACTATGAAGAACCATGAGTACCGGTAAGAGGTTTGTTCTCCCACCACCATCACTTTGCCGGTTGGATCAAATCTGTAAGTTTGGCGGCTTTTGTTAAGTAGCTCTGATATGCTGTCATATCTTCCGCCTGCAATTTGGCCTTCGTGGGAATCGTATGCGTAGCTAGAAAGTACCGTAACCCCTGTTATGCCCTGCGCTTTTACGGCATCATTAATAGCGTCAGCAACGTCTACTCTTGTAGCATCAAACGGGATTGGCTCAGTTGTGAATATAGCACCGGTATCTTCTCTTTTAATGCGAAGTTTAAAGGCTCCTTGGGTGGCGGAACTGTTTTTGCGGATATAGAAGTAGTCGGTTCGGTGGGACAAGAAAACAGACTGTAAACTGTTAACTCTTTGCGAGAGGTATCTATGAGCGAAGAATGTTCTGGAGCTTTCGTTTACCGTGCCGCCCAAAGTTAGGTTTGAACCATTGCAGGTAATCTGAGCAACGTTAGTTTTCGCTAATGTCCCAGTAAACGTAACAGTCCAAGGACCGCCGTTATTTCCGGTAACTGCAATATCACCCACTTCTAGGTTTGACAGGGCTTCCAGTGCTGACTGTACGTCAGATGAAGAGGCGTCAAAAGCGATAGCAGATGTAGTTTGCCCACTATATGTTAGCGTAAACGTGCCACCTGTAGCGTTGATTGTAATCTTCTGTATCTCATTCTGGCCAAGATCGCCAGTCCTAATGATATCATCATCTCTCTGGATGAACCAGCCGTAACAACCGTTTTGGTTAATGAGGGCTAGTGTGTCATATCCCGTCACCCTGTCAGTTCTTACGTGTGAACCTGAAGCAACATGAATGCTAATGTTACTATTCCAAGATGATCTGGAATAAGGGGAGTCGGTCTCTAAACATTTCAGGGTTGGGTCTGGAGATCTGTAAACCCACTCGTAGTTTCTCCTGAAGAACCCTTGCTCGGAACCATCTGTTCCGCTAGATTGTAGTACTAACCCTCCACCTTCAAGCTCTTGGTCTGTGAGATATCCGCATGGTGGACCACCTGAATAGCACGGATCTCCACTTGACGCTAAATAAAGAGTCTTACATTCGTATATACAACTATTGATTTCTTTGTAGTTATATTCAGTTACATCTAAAGCGCCACTGACGTGGAGGGATTTAAAGAAGCCAGCTCCCCATCTTAGGTCTGGGTGTCCAAGCTGAAAGTTATCATTCCATAAGGGGACAATGCTTCCACTGGAAGTAATGATGCCGTGATTTCCAGATGGCGTATTATTGCCAACGCCTATGGCTCCGCCGCTTCCTAAGAATAGCACATCTTTGTTTCCGGCAGATGTTGATCTAGAGATAGTGAAGTCGTTGCCGGAAGGATAGTTAAGTGATCGGGATGCTAGGATATGTCTCCACCGCCTGTCTGAGTGACCCAAATTGAACTGGTCACTACCAGAAGGTGTTATATCTCCACCAACCTGTAGCTTGCCGTAGTCGTCTAGACCGCTTACAGCAACCCCTAATTTCAGCCTGATCAAGTCGCCGTGAAGAAGGGGTATCAGTCCTGAACCAAGAGGGTTGTCACATACAGACTGACTGTTTACGTCGTGACTTCCGAGGTAGAACTTGTAGCTGTCATTTGGGTTTATATAGTAGCCAGCTCCGTGACCAATTGCAATGTTAAGGTTTCCTTCCTTAACTCTATGCAAACTGAAGTTACCAACCCCTACATTACCAGAACCAAAAACAGCGCCTGCAACAGCGCTGTTACCAATACCAATGTTGTCGTGCCCGTATAGCGCACAGCCTAGTGCGTGTGAACCAACGGCTGTGTTTCTAGCCCCGGTATAAATATCCATAAGGGCTGAATAGCCAAAGGCGGTATTGTCGATACTTTTGTATCCGGGCAAGTCTAGCTTGCCAATAGCTTTATCGCCAGCCCGTGTTGTTCTGGTGTCTACCGTACCAAAGTTTTTAGAAAATAGGTTGTGGTCGGCGGTAAGTAAGTGTACAGAATCAGCGAGGTCAAGCATGTTTTGCCTGACATCTCGCGGAGATACTAAGCCGGTTGAGTTATCGACTATATCTCTTGTTATATTTTCTACAAGCTTTAGCTTATTCAGAATCATCGGAGACTACCTTGTTTATTTGAAGCTAATTTCTAAGGTACCAACATCAAACTTAACGTTGTCTCCTGTGTAAATTAGTCTTGGATTGTCCAGTTCCGCCCACATTAATAGATTTCCAGTTCCAATCGTGGAGTTATCTACTAAGGCTACACCTGACACCCATCCCCAGTCTGTAAGGGCTGTGTTGAAAACAATTTGCCCACTATTTCTGATGACACCACTTCCCGCGTCCCAGTCATCTGATACATACGACCACCTCTCGTTTGATGGTGCTCCTAGTGTTACTCTGGAATATCCAGTGCCTGAAGATTGAGCGCCTAGGGTAGGTTTGCCTAGATAATCAATACCGCTACATAGTTCAGGAAGGGAGTTTGTTACTCCTGTGTAAAGTTGCCCAGCTCCTGTATGTGCGTCTTGTGGCACTCCACTGGTCAAGGCAATAGAGATATTTTCAGGTTTTGGAAAGCTATACCCTCTAAAAAGGTAGTTTAGTAGGCCTGATTCTAAATAATCAGAGAGTGCGTTAGCCATTTTAATCTCCTATAAATTCGTCCTAAAAGAACATGTTCTATTAGTATATACACATAAAAAAAGAGCCACCCCCGTTTATTTGGGGGCGGCTCAACATGGGCGCAGTTAAAAAAGTGTACTTTTAGGCCTAGAAGGAGCCTAGGATAACCCTTCTGTTGTCAAGTACACCAAAACCAATCTCTGCCCAGCCGTAGAAGCCAGCGCGCTGTTGACGATGAAGAGTAGGATCTTCAAAGACTTCTAGCTGCTGCTTGACAGGCATGACAAAGCTGTCGCGGTTTGACAGGTCTAGTCCAACGACAAGCTCAGAGTCTGCGGATTGGACTGCACCACCAAGCTCATTGGTGAAGAAGCTCTGATACTCTTGGCCTTCGCCAAGCTCATCAAGGGAGTGGAGGTTAACACCAAAGATACGGGTGATTGGGGCACCCTCTGCATCAGCGGTGTAGATTTCACGGCGGGTTACTTCGTCCACCTGATCCATACCCCAGTTACGAACATCTTCAAGAGCTTCTGGGCTAACGTACAAGTCAGTTAGACGACCACGGCCAACTGAAGCACTGTTACCGCCAGAGTTACGACGCATGACAGTCTGCATCAAAGAGACAAGTCTCTTCGTAAACATACCGGCAGTTGCATCGCCATCGTAGACCAAGATGTTACGGTCAACACCAGCAGCAAGAAGTGTGTGCCAGCCATCGTCATTCATTTTCTTGACGAATCCAGCTTCCATCACTTGCATAGCTCGTGATACGATATCCCAGCGAGCTTCTCTAGCGTATCGCAAGAGGTAGTCGATTGAGGACGTGATGCTATACGTAGGAATAGTCACGTAGTCACTCTCGACTGCTCGTTCTGGAATTCTACCGTGTCCGGGGTTGGTGTAAGCAACATGGTCGCCTTCCATACCCGGAGAAATCAGGTCTAACGGAAATTCAGTGGTACTTCCCGGTTCAACATTAATGGTTTCAAAAATGTCGCCAAGGATATTACCAACAAGTACGCCCTTTCTTAATGGAAGCTCCAACGCTTTAGCAAATTCCCGCTGAGCGGCAACTGCGACATTAACGTCGGTATCTCCTGTTTTGCGAAGCAGGGCAAGATGATCTTCGCTAGGTCTATTAAAAGTAGTCATTATTTGATCTCCTTTATTTAGGTTGGCTTAGGAATCTTGTCCGAAGTTAGGTAGGTTCACTTCAACCTTTGCGTAACCATCCTCGTCCTTACCGGTCAAGAATCGTCCAATAGCAAGGCTACCAGATGCACCAATATTAGATGCAGCGGCGATGTTACCATTGTCAGTAACAAATGCTACATTACCAGCAGCAGGTGTGCCGGAAAGCATATTGGTTACAACCCAACCCTTACGGAGAACTGTAACTTTTCCACCTAGCTGAACTTCATCTTTGAAGTGGTTTAGGTGGGTTCTTGTTAAGTCTTTGTTAACTACGTCGTTAAGCAAAATGCCTACTGGAACGTGGTCTGTAGTAACTGTCGCTTGGTAGCGAACTTTGTTCACACCTTGGTCCATAGCTGCACCAGATGCGGTAGTACCATCATGACAAACTACTCCACCACGAGTTGCAGCAGCGGCATCGTAGAAGAAGCTAATGTCAGTCTGGAGTTCATTTCTATCTGCTTTAAGAGCCATTTTTAGATCTCCTTTATAGAGTTTTACTTAGTGTTTGTTCTCAAAACGTTTTCGGAAAGCCACTCAGCTAGACTAGCTCTGGTGTCTTGTAGATCGTCTTCTTCAGCTTCAACTAGTGTTGCTTCTGAAGATTCTACTTCGTCAAACATTTCTTCCGTAGCTTCAGCTTCTTCTGATTCATCAGCTTCTGAAGTTTCAGATGCTTCTGCTTCCACTTCCACTTCTGCTTCTGCTTCAGCATCCTTCTTTTCTTCGTCTTCCTTTTTCTTTTTCTTGTCGTACCACTTGGCAACGATAGCATCAAATGCTTCGTCTTCAAGAGCATCGTAAAGAGCAAGAGATTCTTCAGCTTCTTCTGCATCAAAACCTGCGTCTACAAGGCTGGCCAAACGTTTTTGTTGACGTTCTTTTTGTTTCCAGTCTTCTAGGGTTTTGTGAGCTTCTGCTAATTCTTCGTCTTTTTGTGCTAGAGCTTCTTCCAGCTCAGCGATCTTTGTTTGTGAAGCTTGCGAAGCTTCTTCAAGAGCAGTGATAGCCTCAGCCTTGTCAGCGATATCGCCTTCAAAAGCTTGGATCGTAGATGCAAATTCTTTATCTTTTGCTTCTTCGATATCTTTCTTCATGGCTTCGTTTTGAGCTATAGCAGCTTTAAGCTCAGCCTGAAGGTCGGCAACCTGCTTCTCTAACAGATTCTGATTGTCGGACATTTCTTTGTCTCCTATTGAAAACTCAGTAAGTTTATTCTCATCATCTACTAGGAATGCTTTACTGGAGTTAAGAATAATGCTTCTTGGGTTTGCTGGCTTAGAAACTAAACCTTTCCCAGAAAAAGAAATATTCCGTAAAGCTCTACCTATTTTGTATCCTTCGTACTCTCCGGTTCCTCCGTAAGACCTTAGATGCTTAGTAAGAAACGCCGATGACTCGTTTCTCTCTAGTAATTTTGATTCCCCTTTGGGGTCAACAAGGGCATAATCAAAACCTGCAAAAAGGCACTCCATGGATACGAACCATTTCCCGTCCTCTATTTCAGCAATTATTTGCTGCATCCTTTCTCTATTCTCTGGTCCCGTCCAGCTATTGTATAAAACCGCTTCAGTAATAATATCAAAGCTTTCTGGGCACTCGGCATCAGCCGATACTTTGTTTCCGTTTCTATCAATAACGTAACTACTCGTTATATGCCCGATGATATCGTTCTCGTCGTGCATAAAGTTAAATTGTTTATCTTCTGGTGTAGTTCTAGCCGCCCAAGTAATTCCGGGCTGAAATACATCATCATTCTTGTTCCATCCAGTTGAAACCAGAACTGACTCTAGATAATACAAATCTATCTGGTCCGGGTTGCTATTAGCTAGAAGCTTGTCTATGTCCGGGCTTGATATATTAGGTAGTTCTGAATCGACACGTTCCTCTTTCGAGATCGTGGCTGGAGAACAGTACGCAATTGAATTCTGTGCAGCGATGGCCTCAGAAAGACCATCGGCTATTTCTTGCTTGTATATGTTTATTTCGCTCATGGGAAACCTCTAAAAATATATACACAACTTGTTTAAATTATTGTAAACTACGGATTTTCACCTACTTAGTTTGTATTCCACAAACACCCCTATGACGTGTTGTCTGTAGGAATCAATGCTCATATTGTCCGTATTCACGCCTGAGATCTCAAGTAATTCCTTGAAGTCTTGGGGCATTCGTAGGTTGCTTGCCATGCTTTGGTATACAATGTCAGGCGTTATCTCAGAGTTAACGTCGGAATTTGTAAGCACGTCAAGCTTTAGGTTTTCTAATTCAGCTACGTCAGACTTAGTTAGCTGTCTTAGGTTCTTCTTTCCTTTGACGCTCAGGAACGCCTCGTTTACGATATCTGAGATCTCGCCTAAAGAGTTTTGACTCCATGCAATCAGTTCAGCAAGGCCGGGTTTAGATCTAGGCTTGTCAACCCTCTTCTTTCGAGGGTCTTTGTCTGTTGAAAACCTAGGCCTTCCACCGTCTGGCTTCTCTGATTTCTTTTTCTTTGGAGGCCCTGATGGTCCGCTTGGCCCAGCCGGTTGAGGCTTAGGAAACTTCCTATCTATCATATCCTTTGAGTCGAGACTGCTCTCAAGACCAACGTCTTCTGGAGTTACTACACCTTGTTGTAGTGCAATCTTTTCCAGATCATTTTGATGCTGGGCGTTGTGGAATGGTCCAGCCTTATCTGGGGAGCTTTCTCTTTCCCTGTCCTGTAATTCTCTCTTGAGTCTAATTTTTTCGATTGTTGGTATTTCCTTAAATCTTTCAAGTACTGTTTCGTGGCTGATAATATCCCTATCTGCTAATTGTATTAGAAGATTCTTTTCAGCAGCCTCGTCTGATAGTGACATTTGATCAAAGTGGATTTGAGCAGGGTATCTAAAGCCCATGGCTCTTCTAACAAGCTCAACCTCGTGTTGCCAGAACTTGATAAGCATATCTCTTCCATACTGTAGTCTTTCCACTAAGGTCTTGAGAGATATAAAGTTATTAGTAAAACCTCCGCTTTGACCGGCCATACCTGTGAGCGTAGGAGGAACTCCAAGTCCAGCATATATACTATTTAGAACTGCTTGATATTTTTCAGAACCTAGGAACTTATAAACGTCACTGCTCGATTCAGTAAAGCTAAGTTCAGGCCCCCAAACAAGTTCCATCGTACCGCCCCCAACATTATTAGAAAGTATCTCTCTAAGCTTATTGATTGCCGATTTATTAGGGAGAATCTTATGGTCTAAGTTACCAATAGTCCACAGTCTTATATTGGAGATAGCGCCGTCTAATGCTGACAAATCTGCTAGCCTCATTTTCTCAAGCATCATAACGTCGTCAAGTATAGCGTAGATCATGGGATTCGCCCACTGACTCCAGTCGTCTTTCTTGTAATAAAACGTGGAAACCCTATCTGGGTCTAATGGGATTTCTTTCTCGCCCCTCTCGATACTCCGCTTTATCTTTGGAGGTAGCGTGTCTAGTACATGTGGGGGAATGCTATTGTCTTTGAATTTGTCTAGCAGACTTGATGAAGATATGGTTAGGTTTTTCTTGCCAAGGAATAGAGATAAACCGCCATCTTTTAGGTTGACGCTCATTGGGTTGAAGAAGTTGTATCTCCAAGGGATAACATTGTTTTCGATGTCTGGAGTCTCGACTTTGATATCGTTTGCTACAGTCTTCATGAACTTGATTAGTTCAGGAGTCATGTTTGCAAATGACTTATAAATTATAACATTACCTGTCCTGTATAATATGTTAAGAAATCTCTCAGACCTCTCCTTGCCGTTGACTTTCTTAAACCAGTTGCGGTAGAACTTTTCTACACTTTTGTTCTGGTGTACTAGGTTGATTCCTTGCTGTCCAAAGTCTCCCATTAGGTCTATTACATTTCTGATAATCCCGACTTTATCATAGGCGTTCATGCACATCTTGATGATACGCTTCTGTCTCTGTGGGATCTGTTCGTGTGATCTGAAGGCGTAGTAGTCTGGATACCCAAAGCCGCTCCTGACAGATATATTTGTTTCAATGTCTGTAAAGTCCCTGTGGGATGCGTGGCTTTTACCAATCCCTGAGTATGCATCACTCACATCTGAAAACTGAGAAAAGGCTTCCGCCTTACCTCTTTCATCGCCATCGGACCAAGTTATGAAGTCATTATTTTCAGTCATTTTTTATCACCATACTGAGCATTTGGAATGTAATTGGATTGTTATTAGATTATACACAAATTAGTACACGTCATTGATGTTGTCAACGAACCAGCTCGGACCTGAGTACATATTTTTGTTTTGCGTTTTTTTGTCTTTGGCATAGTTTTCACCTCCGGCATAAGCGAAGCCTCCATAGAAGCCGTACTCTTCTGGGGTGGGGGTTCTCTGGATGATTCTACCGGCCATGTTAGCCATTAGCAGTGCGGAGTACCTATCTTTTCTCATCTTGCTTTTTTTACCGGGGCCGGTAATAACTTCAGGAGTATCCCATTTATCTCTGCCGCTTGGCGTTTGTGTCATCTGAATCATTGCTAACTCATCCTTTAGTTCTTCAATATCCATAACGCAATCTTCTAGAGTGTCAAACATTCTGTTTTTAAGAGCATCTTCTGAATTTGATAAACCAAGGGTAATTGAATCGAAGAATGGAAATATTAAAACTTTATCCTCAAAGTCTTTTCTTAGGCTGTGATTAGATTCCGCTAGCCAGTCATACTTGGCAAACTGGCACATCTCCAATATATGCAACCCTCTTTCGTCGTCAGTGTCTTTTGGTTTATCTTCGTCAATTACTGGCCATATTGCTATTTCGCCCTCTTTTATTTTGTCTTTGTCGTGTAGGGATTCCATGACAGCTATGCCGCCACCCTGAGCATCCATAGCTATATGTATACAAGGGAATTGCCTCATTAGGTCTCTGATTTTTCTAGCACAATATGCATAGAAGTCAGTCTCGGCAGAATAACCTTTCTTTACTTTTTCTCTGTGTTCTGATCTGGTGGTAGTCCAGCAGTGAACTATCTTCCTGTGGTTGCCGCATAACTCTAAAACGACTATGCTAAAGTTATCGACTTCGGATGCGGGGTCAACACCAAATACATACCTCTTCTTTGGGTCTCCTATGAGGACTGCCTCAAAGTTTATTTCTTCCCCTTTGTGATCTTTTATTATATTGTCTTTAGTGATAACGCAGGATTCTATCAGCGATCTCTTAAAGAAACCCTGTGAGTCTCTAGTAAAGCATGCCCCAAATTCCATTTGGTAAATGCCTGTATGTACTGTAGCCTTAGATCTAGCAACTTGAGATGCATCCATAAACCCTTCTGGTAGGAGTTCGTATGGTATCCGTATTATGGAATACTGTGTCCAGTCAAAATCTGGCGGAGGATCTTCCCCACCAAATACTTCCCTAAGTCTTGAGGGTCTGCCTTGACTTTTTATTATTGACTTCCACTTTTTCCAGTACTCGGCAAAATGGTTGAAGTCGTAGTAGGCTGTACCGGAGATGATGATTTGGTTGTCTTTGTTTGCAGATACAGCCTCTTGTTTTTCTTCAATCTTAATGCCAAGCTCTTTAGCTTTCTTTTCTGATGCTAGTCTTCTTACGTTGTCGATTGGGTCTGCTGATACGGCGGCAAAACCAGCAACGACTGTTTCAAAGATATCTCTTGGTATTGACGCAAATTCGTCAGAGATAATATCGTTTGCACGTTGACCACGAATCTTTTGGCCGTCACCTAATGGTAGGCATGTGACTGTACTTTCGTTTAGTCTTAAGACGCACCTGTCAACATCTCTTCTGGGTCCACTTGTGTCGCTGCAAATATCCCTGAGTATTGGAGAATTTCTCCATATAGTTTCCATATATTCAAAGAGAATCTTAGACTGTCTGAAAGCCGCACCTACGATGACTACTTTTCTCTTTGGGAGCAAGAGTGCTCTAAGAATAGAGTAAAGCGAAAGCATGAAGGACTTACCGAAACCACGACTAGCAATAAGGATCGGAAACTTTCTACTCCACATCTCATTAAGCATCAAAGCCTGAGAAGGTAGTAGTTGGATGTTTAGTATATGCTTACATAAAAAGGATAGGTATTCGGGCTGTGTCATCAGCCAAGAGAGGCGAAGGTGATAATCTTCCTCTTTGGAATTTAAGAGTGTTGCTGGGTTGAAAATTTTCTGAGATTCTGGAAACTCTAAACCTAACCAAGCTTCATTGATCTGTTTTAATTTTTTCTCTGACATTATTTTAGACTGCTAATATTCCTATTTTTTCTGGTCATCAGTACGCTGTCGGCAAAGCCATAGTAAACCGATTCGTGACTATTGAGATACCAGTCTCCTGATTTCATTTTTGTGTTTATATAGTTCTTGACTTTACTCTCATTGGTTGGGTTATAATGCTCCTTGAAAAATTTGCCAGACTTACACCTCGATGTATAAATGTCTAACATATCACTAATAAGCTTTTCTTCAAACTTGACGCCTGACCTGACATTTAGGTAATGTCCTTCATATCCACTTGAACCAAAGTGACACATAAAATATGCGTTAGGCATCATAACCCTTTTGTCGGCAGCTTGCAATACAATGCCACTCATAGATTCGGCCTGTCCATAGACAAGGATGGTCGTATATGATGTGCATGCCTTGATAGCATCGTATATCGCCATGCCATCATTCCAATTTCCACCAATGCTATGCATGTGTATTAGTATTGGATCTTTTCCCGCAGTGTCTATCAACCTTATGTTTTTAATAAAGTTAGTAGCCATCCTATATTCTACACCGGGATCTTCGTCAAAAGAACCGTGGTATCCGTGTAGATATACTTCTCTGTTTTTTACATCAAGACCATACGAATGTATGTCTCCTGATTGATCTGACATTATTTCTTCCTTCCCACTGTGTACATTTCATTTATTCTCTTGAGGATACTGCTTACAGTTAGGAATCCGTTCCGTTTGTTACCACAAAACAATACATGTACGTCATCGTAAAGTTGAAATTCCATTAAGCATTTAAGCATGTATTTTCCAGTAATCTTCAGTTTTGCCTTATTCTTTTCTGGTATCCTGCTGTTTTCAGGAAAATTGACTAGATCTGAAAGCTCAAACTCTAAAATAATAAACTTGTGTGGGAATGACTTCATTCTCTCTATTTCATTTAAAAAGGCGTGCTTAGTTTTTCCTAGGTTGATAGCTAGTTCTTCTATACACCCCTTCCTTTCTATGCAACACTTGTCTTCGAGTCCTTGTATTGCATAGTCTCCTGTATCTAGTTTTTGCTCCACCATTCCCAAACAGCTTCCGTAAGCACTGAAGTAGTACCCTTCCTGTTCTCTGGTATCTTTGATTACATAAAAATCTGGAGCCTTAGTGTAATTTCCCATTTTTTGCACTCACTATATCGTTGAATAATACTTCATAGTGCGACTCCATACCATTAATAGAGTCGTGGCAATTACGGCACAATGTTATACCATTGTTTACATCGTACCTCAAGGTAGAAGCTTCTGACCATTTCTTTATATGATGTGCCTGAATCTGATACTTAGACTTGCATCCGGGCATCTGGCACTTAAACTTATCTCTCCTGTATACCTTACTTCTCCAAGCCTTGTATGTAGGGTCTTGATAGTTTCTTCTCATCTGCATAAAGCCTTTATTACTCTGATGTCTCTTTTGATACTCCTACACAATATTCTAGTCTCAACGGTATTGCTTTGTTTTAATATCATCTGAATAAGTGTGTAAACAGCTTTAAAGCAAGCATCGTCTGGATTGCTAGCTTCCATAAATACAATAGGAAAAGCTGAATTGTATTCCATCAATTGGAACTCTCTCAGTCTGCTAATAACTAAAGAGAGGTCGAGATAAACTTTATATATTAGCATTTACATCGTGCTCCACCATGATCTTTACAAGATCCTCTAGGTTGCACTCTGGTTCCCATTCCAGTTTTTCCTTAGCTTTTGAACAATCACCTCGTAGGTAGTCAACTTCCGCAGGTCTGTAGAATTCCGGGTCTATAACAACATGTTCTTCCCAGTCTTCGATACCTATATGACCAAACGCGCAATCTAAGAATTCCCTGATTGTATGAGTTTTACCTGTGCATATTACATAGTCGTCAGGCTGCTCTTGCTGTAGCATTAACCACATAGCCCTAACATAGTCTCCGGCATATCCCCAATCCCGGAACGCTTCTAAGTTACCTAAACGGAGTTTCGGAAAATTTTTGTCGTAGCCAGTCTTATGCCAATCACCTATCCACTTGGTTATCTTTCGGGTGACGAAAGTCTCGCCCCTTCTTTCTCCCTCGTGGTTAAATAGTATTCCAGCACTGGCATGCAGACCATAAGCTTCTCTAAAAAGTCTTACGGCATAATGCGCAGCACATTTAGCAATGGCGTATGGAGACTGTGGTAAAAACTTGGTGTTCTCGTTCTGTACCTTTTCCCCATCTTTATCTATGTCGTAGGAGTCGCCAAACATTTCGCTGGACGACGCTTGATAGAACCTAGACCCGAACATACCAAGATCGACGATGCTTTGTAAGATGTTAAAGCAGCCCTTGCCTGTTATATCCCATGTGAGTCCGGGTTGTTTAAAAGATACACCAACATGCGATTGCGCTGCTAGATTATAGATTTCATCTACATCCTCGTTATTTCTAAGGATATTCATCACGCTGCTCGCATCTGTTATATCCCCATGCACCAGATTGAAGTGTGGACATTCTAAACGATTCTTTATTCTCTCGCTAGTGTCTACACTGCATCTTCTGGCTACGCCTATCACTTCATAGCCCTTCGATAGTAGTAGGTCGAGGAGGTGGCTTCCATCCTGCCCCGTTACTCCAAAAATTATAGCCTTTTTCATTATTATCCTTTCCGATTAGTCCTTTACAGTGTCGGGTGTCAAGAAGGGTTGGTCTACGATTCCGTCATCGTATTTATGGTATTCAGAGAGTCTTTGCTTTTCCCCTTCCATCGCAAGTCTCATCTTTTCCATCTCTAAACCATATTGTTTCATTATCTCTGGATTTTGAATCAGATGTGCTATCCAACCAGTAAAAGACTGTCTCGAATCCTCTAATCTCCTGATCCTTTGTTCACGAGTAGCTTTCATCTCTTTCAACATGGAGTTCTTCTTTGTTTGAAGGTCTCTGTAATCTCTGTTGAGTGACTCCTGTGCTGCACGTAAAGTCGCGGTCTGACGCTCCAAGTTTAGTATATAATCTCTGTCCTGCTGGTCAGGGTCCATTGCCCGTTCCTCTTGAATAAGTTTTTCAAAGACCCCTATCTGGTCTATGTTTTCCTTATTCTGCTTCAAGCCCCTATTCATAAGTATCTCAAGCTTGATTACATCTACCACCTGCAATTCTTCTGTGGGGAATACGTCATCCTTGAACTGTGAGATAATTCTGCCCCAGTGATATTTTACAAGCTCCAGCTCGTCTCCTGTGAACTGTTGCTTCAATTCGGACCAGTATGGTCGCTCCTCTAAGGTGTAAGCTACTTCCTCTTCTGCTGACAACCCTAGGCGGAGTTTTCTTTTTATGAACGTTTCGATAGATGAGGGGTCACGGTCTAACTCCTGTGCTATCTCTTCTACCGTCATGGTGTCGGCATTATCAGTGATAAACTTCGTTTCGGGCTTTGAGAGCCTTCCTTTACGCATGTCCACCTTCCTCTAGTATTTCATGTATAAGACCTAGTACTTCTTCTTTTCTTTTCTTAGGTACATATACATCATTTATTATCTTTAAGTAATCTGATCTATATTCTGCTGGTAATTTGCGATCTACCGCAGAAGTCATCTCTGAGTAATCTAAAATGTTGTCTTTTTCTTCTCTATCGTCTAATATAGTTTGTTCATTAACCAATTGGCCGGGCATGACAATCTTCTTCTTTTCATCCTCACCTTTAATGAAGTGGTTGTCTCTGACAAAGTTTTTGAGACGGTTAGAGAGATGCACGGCTAAGAAGTTTTCAAGAGGGCGAGTTGCGTCGTAACGAGGTAATGCATCTGCGCAAATAATAAAAGACTCTTGTTTGATATCATCCAGTTCGTACCCGTAAAAAGTATATCTTGGGGCGATTCTGTCAATAACCTTTGTGATCTCTGCTAAAGTTTGTTCCTCTGTCATATTTGGTGGGACGTGCATATTATTCCTCCTCTTCCCACGCTATGGTTCTCCATTTCTCTCCGTCATAACACTGTAAGCGGTTAGTCTGTGAGTTGAAAATGATACTACCTCTTTGGCGTGGCGTTTTGTCATCTACTTCTTGTGGTAATAACCTAACTATTGGCGAGGCTACGGAGGAATTTTTTCTGGTTAGCCTTAAGTGTCTTGCCTTTAAGTCGAGTTGTTTTTGTGAATTAATCAGTGGGTCAACTACTTTGTCTCCAACTATTCTCATCAACTCATCAGAGTCGATTGCTTGTACTACATTATCCATTCTTCCTAAGAGTGTGTTTGGCTCAAGTTCTACGGGTGTTGGGTTTCCCTCAGATGTAGACGCTATCAGCGAGTGAGGAATGGCGAGAGCTTCAATATATGTGGGCGGCGGGATGGTATAAGCTAGTATATACGCGCCTCCACCTAGATCGGCATACATTCCTTTTGGTAAAGGATACTGAACACCGTTTTGGTCTCTGTAGGCGACGGGGTTGTGTCTTATTAAGAACGTCTTACCGTCCTTCTCCTCTATATAGCCTAGACCTCGTTCAGAGACTACCGTGTGTTTGTCGTGCCAATCTTCTATCTGGTAATAGAAATAGTGATCGAAGCCCACAATCTTTTCAAAACCACACTTCTCCTTACAGAAGCCCGACCTATCTACGGCGGTTTCCACGCCGGTGATCATTTTCAGATTATGAACGTCTGGTATTGCCTCGGGGCCTAGCAGTTCTATGGGGCCTCCGATTACATCCTTATCTGTCCACCCTACTTCCATAGCACCAATACGGTACTTAGCCTTCTTCTCGTGCATCCTTAGACTCCTGTTCAGCAAGAAGTTCCTCTAGCGGAGCGTCTTCCATACTCATATCACCTACGATCTCTTCGTGGAGAGACGCGGTAGCTTTAACCTCTAAGGTTGATTCTACTTTCTTTCCCTTGCAGCCACAATCAGATTTGTCACAATCAGTCATATTGATTTCCTTTTTAATTGGAATGATTTATCTAGAATATTATACACTGAAAAAGCAACAAAAACATAACAATACCAAAATCTGGCAAATTACTCGGCAGAAACATGGGGCCGATTGGGGAGGTTTAGGTAATACATAAACAGAAAAGCTGGCTAATTTTGTCTGAACCACCCCTAACTTTTTAGCTTTGGAGAGTCAAGTGATTTCTGAAGATAAAACCACCCCTATAGCACTTTTCGCGTGACACAGGGCGACACAAGAAAATTGACTGGCCGTTTTTTTTCGGGTTTTTTTCAAAAAAACTCAAGATTGCCCTTGACAAATGACGATATATATGATATACTACTAGTATAACAATCAACGAAAGGATTAAGACAAATGCAACAAATTGAAATTTTATCCAAGATCATCGTATCGGCTGGCGTGCTTATGGCATTCGCTTCACTAGGGGCACACATAATTTATTTTAATATTCTTGGAAAATAATTCAAGATACCCCTTGACAAATGCCGATATATATAGTATAATGAAAGCATCTTAATCGAAAGGAAAACTAAGATGAAAACTGAAGCTGTTAAAAACATTTTTAATGCTGAGAACTACGGGCTTGAGGATCATAGCCTTTGGGTTGACAAGATCAGCGAACTTGATCCAGAGGGCAACGTTGTCCTCGTTAAGTTGATCGCCTACGTTATTGATCCAATCGGTAACGCTATGGTATTCAACTACTCACCATATGCTAAGTTGAGTGAGTTGCTCAACTCCGCTAAGGTGTGGATTCAGTGCGGTTGCCCTAGCGACTGCGATGCTTCCGGCTTCCCGCGCAAGTGGGATGAAGCGTCATTGCACGAATGGGTGGCAAGCTAGGCTTGACATTCGGCAATCGTTTAGTATAATAGATAGAAACGAAAGGAAAAATTATGATCGAGTTCAATCCTAGAATTACCTGCCAGAGTGGGTTCAGCATCAGCGTGCAGGCTCACAGTGGTGCATACTCTCGGCGCGAGGGTGGCAGGCTGTTAACGGTTGAGTGTGGTTTCCCTAGCACTACACCCAAAACTAAAGAGCTGCGAGAGTTCGCAGAGTTGTGCGGTACTGAGCTTTATACAGAGACCGTTTACCCATACGTGCCGGTTGAGGTTGTGCTGGCTGAGATTTCGGCTCAGGGTGGAATTCTTGAAGGAGTAATGCCATCATGAACGACTTTGTAATTATCAAATCAATGTGGGTTGACAGTACACTGATTGAGTTAGTGCATAACCTACACTGTGAACACTACGAATTGCAGATTGATGGGATACCTGTATTCTATAGCAATGAGCTAATACATGCAGACTATGAGTATAGCATGGAAGCGGCATAGTCTCACCCCAACCAATCCCCTACAAGCACACACAACACAGTACACAGGAGAGTACACCATGAGACCAATCACACGAAACGATCAGAGGCTGAACGTAGTAGCCCATGTAATGCTTAGCAACATGTGGGAGTACTACATCACAGAGCTACCCGATGAGAATGGTATAGGTTGGGCGTTAGTATGTGGTGATGTGGTAGAGTATGGTAGCATAGCACAGTCAGACATAGACGCCTACGCTATCAGCTACACCACACAACTACACGACCTGATGCCGCCGATTGGCTGGGCGTGGGCTGATGATGTACTAGCCTAACCAATCCCTTACAGGGCGCAGGGACACAGGGGGGAAGGCGGGCAAAAAACGCCCCGCGTTTTTCTTTTTTTTTGAGAACTTTCCCTAAATAACTGGCTGCTGGGCTTGCAATGTGTCGATATATATGATACAATACCCGTATCACAAGTCAATCACTTTTGGAGGTTTCAGAATGACGTTTCAGGTTCAACACTACAGTCGGCACTGGGCAGTCCGCGTTTTCAATTCTGCCGGTGAAGTCGTGCAGGTTTGGACGGGCAACGCGAGCAATCGCGGTTGGCTCAAAGAGTGTACAGAGAGAGCGAAAGGAATGTGCAAATGACCGACTTCGAGAAATACGAATTGCACGTTGAGCTGTGTCAGATTGCCAACGATGGATATTTCATCAACTACGCCGAATGGCTTGAACTCAAACAGAATGCAGAAAAGGAACTTGCGAAATATGAATCCGAAAGTTATCAAAGTCTCAAACAATCTTCCTTGTAAGAAATGCGGCAAGGTTATGATGATTCCTATTGACAAAGGAATCTGTATCCCCTGCCTCTCTAGCAACAAGAAGGGAAAGAAGTGAGCGACAAAAAAGGCCGGGCATTTTTAGCTTTTGAGATTCAGTCTCAGTAAGAGAAAACTTTGTTTATTTTCCACAAAATGAGAGATTAGACTGGATTTTACTTGACAAACTGGTCGATATATGTTATAATGGGGTTATCTTAATCGAAAGGAAATGAAATGAATTACGTAGCTTATGAAATCAGACTGACCAAGGAAACGCCAACCGGAATGCGTTACATGGTGCGATGCAACCGAACCGGCAAGTATGCCATTACCACTTGGGTTGGCTCAACCGGCTCATCTATGGGAACCGTTGAATGTCAGGGCAAATATGATTATGTTATGAGAAAGTGGAGAAAAATTGTCGGAAAGTACGTTCCAGTGACCTAACGTGTCACAGGGGTATGGTATAATATATTATAAGAAAATGAGAGAAAAGGTTAAACTCTCAACCGGCAAGTGCCGATAATATATATAGATAAGAAGTTAATCGAAAGGAAAGATTATGATTCAACTAGGAACTGCAAACGGTTGGAAGACCCAACCAAAAGAATACACTAAGCACCTTGCTGAGTGTGGTACTGAGTACGAAACAACCATGTGCTACATGGAGTATAAGTATGATGACAATGGTAAGTGCATTGGTAGCACACCAAGAAAACGCCAAGAGATGACTCGGCGTTATGACATGATAGTTATCCGCAAGGGTAACTGTTACCACAATCACACTTGTAAAGAGTGTGGTATTACCTACGATGTAGATTCTAGCGGGTAGGGCTTGACATTCGGCAATCGTATTGTAAAATATATAGTATAGAACGAAAGGAAATAAAATGAGCAAAACTAGAAACTACCCAACGAACCACGTTAGTTATGAGAATGTTGGCGCTGTTACTAATCACGAAGAAGGAACGTGTACCTTCGAGCTAGACACGATACCCAAAAAGGGTTTGCGTACTATCGACCTGTTTCAGGGTGATGAGCGTTTGTTTAGTATATCTATCAGTGACACAGGCGTGTGCTATCAAGTGCTATCGGCTGGTGAGGCTAGAGGTTGCTTTACCCTGTGGGAGGATGAAGTATGAGAATGAGACGCTGCCATATAATGCAACTCGCAAGAGAGGCACAGAGAATTGAAAACAGAAGAATCGAAAAGGAAAACAAATGTTTAGATGTCAATACTGTGGAATTACAGAATGGTACAATGCGGAATCGCTTTTTCAGGCGGCTGCGTGGTTTATTCTCGATCACCCAGAAATAGAATCATGCGATCAAGATGAGTCACCTTTGATTCTAGTAGTGGAAGCGGACACGTATGAGATGGGATCGTATCCCGCTGATCTGTGTAGGATTGAAGCCGATTACCTTGTAGGATTGCGATCACATGCCTGAGAATATTTTCCATTGGATTGTTGGTGATGATATGTCACCGTGGTGGCTGCTCTTGTCGGCTGCTGCACTTGGTTATATTATTTACACATTACGAAAGGAGCCGCAATGGTAGAGCCATACGTTGAGTTCGGAGACCCTTGGAAACCTACAGATGGAAGGAAGGCTGTTATTCTGTGCGTGGTTGCTTTTGTATTCGGTTGGCTTCTTGCCGGTTTGTAATAGCCAATCCAGCCGGATGGACGGCGGGCAGACATTCGGAAACAGGCCAAAAAACGGCCCGGCGTTTTTCGATTTTTTTTGTGTTTTTTTCAGTTTTGTGTTAAGGTTTGCTATTGACAGTGCCGATAATATATAATAGAATGAAAGGAGTTAGATATGACATTCTTATTTTTATTGATTGGTGCTTGTTTGATTGGTCTTGTTGGTGCGGAGGTTATGAACGCCCAATAAAAAACTTTCAAGAAAATCCAATTTTCCCCTTGACAACCGGCCTGCTTTATGTTATAATGTAGGCATAACAAGTTCACTCCTCGAAAGGAAATTGCTATGAGTAACCACTTTGAAAAAATCACTTCTGTTGAACTGTCCGAATGCGCTCAGTATGAAGCTCGTGAGGAGCTTCTTGCGGCACAGGCCGAATGGGAGGCCGAACAGTACGAGTGGACAGAGGAAGCCATCGCGTGGGAGGAAGGGATGCGTTCCGACAACCTGTACGACGACGATGATCCGTACAACGGTGAGATGTGGGAGGATGCCTACGATGAGCCTGCCGACATGTACGTGTGGGACTGTGACCTGCATAACGAATTCTGATCCACCCCGCTGGGGGGCAGGCAAAAAACGGCGGGGATTTTTTTGATTTTTTTTCGAGAAAATGTGGAGACACCCCTTGACAAATGCCGATAATTATGGTATAATGGTGGCATAACACGAAAGGAAAATCATGGATATTACAACTGCTCTCATTCTGACTTGGATTCTATCGCCCCTGTTCTTGACTGCTTACAGCGAGATTCAAGACCACAACCGGCTGAAAAAACTTCAGAAAAAATAACGATTTCGCTTGACATATATACCAGCGTATGGTAAAATAGAATCATACGAAAGACAATTCCACGAAAGGGAAACTACTATGAGTTACGAATTTTCAAACACTGTTGGCGGCAAACTCCTCGCAGAACTCCGTGATGCGGTCATGGAGTGTATCGAAGTCCCGAACCACCTGTTGCCGGAAGAATACCGCAACAATCGTGACGGTGTGCGTACCCTCGCAGAACTTGAGGCGATGCACAGCGAAGCAACGCAACCAAGTCAACACCAGCTTGACAAGGCTGCGAAAGCAGAGCGATGCGAGAAGTATCGCCAACAATGGGAAGCCAACGAAAGCATCGAATACGATGTGGACGAGGACAGGCTTTATAAGAATGAATTGACCTTTTGCAAACTGGCAGACGAAGCCGGTTGGATTGAGTTGGACGATGAGTAAAAAGAAAAGCAAAATCACTTTGACAATCAAGGCGAGTGACATTAAACCCGCAATGGGACACACGCCACACACAACGGGAAGCGGTGCGCATGACAACCGACCCAAGCGGGAAAGAACTAGACAGGCACAGCGTGCCGCATGGAGGAAAGAATGGTAGAGAAGCTGAACGAGTATATGTTTTGGTTTGGTGCAATTAGCATTGCAAGTTTTGGATCTTGGATTATTTGGGTGACACGATGAAGAAGATTATCGGAATGGTTGAGATTGTGGCCGTGTGGTCTTATATTGTTATGGCCGTATATGTCATTTTAGAAACTAGATAACTGGCACAAAAAATGCCCGGCGATTTTTTGATTTTTTTGGCTTTTTTTTGATTTTTTACTGGATTGCTCTTGACATTTGTGCCGATATATATTATAATGGGAGACATAACAAGGGCAACATTCAACTGGGGTAACCGACAGCACCCTAACACGAAAGGAAAGAAAATGAAAACGAAAGAGCTAAAAGAACAGCTATGGCAAGCATACTACACCGCCAAGAATGAAGACGCTTCGAGAAAAGTAACCAACGCTATCCTTGACGTTATGATTATGGCTGATAAAGAAGCGGAAGAAAAAAGTTTAGAAAAAACTAAAGTTTGCTCTTGACAACGCCGATAATTATAGTATAATAAAGACATACGAGTGACAGGCACCCCGACCACTGGGGACGACTCAAAACGGGAACTGGAGCCAACCGGCTAGGGTTAAGAGCCACTGCATCCCACTTTTTCACTTTACGAAAGGTTCATTATGAGCTACCCTGAAAACCGAGACAACATCATCGACACGGAAGCACTTATTAGCGATGCCGATGATCTTGGCGAACTCACGATTGACGAAGAAGATTGGGACGAGTGGGACGAGTACGATGGGCAACCGTCTGAATACGACGAGTGGCAGGATTACATGGGCGGTGACGATTGGGATCACGGCCAATACGATGATATTTTTTGATACAAGTGCGTGATAACTGGATAAGGAAACCTCTGCGACTTGGACATGTCAGTCCGCAAGTTAATTCGCTTTTCCGGTATCACAACCTGCCCACGACGCTGGCGTGGGTGTCACTGTCCGAGGCATCGGGTCGCAGTGAATGAGAGGCGTGGTTGATCGCCACACTCACCAGCACCATACAACGCCGCTCCCCTTTGGTAAAGTGAAAGCCTAACGTCTGCCACTGGGGTATAAACGCGGCACAATACATATGGCTTGGTACAGCTACGCCGGTTGATAAGCCACTGGTCTGAAGTACGACACGAAGTCGAGGATTCCCCGAGGGGATGGTTAACCAAATCGACGGATACAACGGAGCAGCTTAGTTCCTCCAGATATACAGTGCAACCGGTCAGGGGTGCAAATCCCCTGCAAGTCGCCACACAATTAACCCGCGTGTCAAGCGCGGTTCACCAGCAGCCTCGCCGGTTTCCTTTCGTGCCGGTTTGAGGCTGCTATATTTTTGGCACAAAAATCGCGGGGCGTTTTTTTATTTTTTTGCCCTTGACATCGGCGGGGATATGTGCTATAATGATCTGTCCCCCTCAATCCTATCGGGTTAAATGCTCCAATGTATAGCCAGCGGAAAGTCAGTAAAAATGCGAAAAAAGTTCAAGTTGCCCCTTGACATATGCCGATAATATATTATAATAGGGGAAACAATCACACGAAAGGAAATGCAATGTTGAAGTTCTCAAAAGCCAATGCCAAAACTGAAGCCCTGAAGCAAGTTGATGAGTTGAAGCCGTATCTTGAAGGCAAGCGGAAAATCTATTCCCTTGACCTGCTGAGCGGTTATAGTTGTCCGTTTGCTGAGAAGTGTCTTTCTAAGGCAACAGTTGACAAGGCAACCGGCAAGCGGAAAATCAAAGATGGAAATAAAACAGAATTCCGTTGCTTCTCTGCTAGCCAAGAAGTGCAGTATACCAACGTATACAATTCACGCAAACACAATTTTGACATGTTGCGTGGATCGTCACAGTTGGAAATGAATCGTATGTTATATGATGCGCTTCCATCGGATGCGGGTATCGTGAGAATCCACGTTGCAGGCGATTTCTTTAGTCGTGATTATATGTTGGCATGGATGACGTTGGCGGAACTCAATCCAAACACGTTATTCTATGCTTATACTAAATCACTGAAGTATTGGCTTGAGTTGGAGGATTACTATTGTAGCATTGATAATTTTGTTCTTACTGCTAGTTATGGCGGAAGAGATGACGAATTAATCGAATCCCAGAATCTACGATTCGCACAGGTTGTGTTCAGTGAAGCGGAAGCGAATGAACTCGGATTAGAAATTGACCACGATGACAGCCATGCGGCACGTCCATCATTAAAGAATCAGAGTTTTGCCCTACTGCTACACGGAACGCAACCAAAGGGAACCGACGCAGCGACGGCACTAAAAGCCTTGAAGGGTGTCGGATCTTACAGTAGAAAAAAGTTGACAACCGTATAAAGTATGATATAATAGAGTTGTACTAAACAATATTGCGAAAGGAAAGAATTATGACACTTCCAAGAATTAACATTGATACCATATTAGCAACACTCGACAAGGCTGTACAATCGAGGCCTGATGAGTTTGCAATGGCTACCATGCTTGACGGTATGACTGAACAGCCGGAACTGACTATGGCTATTCACGAGGTTATTAATAAATACGTTGAGCCGCTGATTGAGCTTGAGGAGGAAGACATTAACGCACAAGCGGCGGCGTCGATGTTAATTGAACTGTCTGCGTGTGTGTACGGTATAACCATGAAAGCCATGAAAGCCCAAACCGATGCCGAGGAAATGAACGAGGCATGGGGATAAGAATTTCCTTTCGAGAGAGCCGGTAGCGGTTGGGGTTCCAGCCGCTGCCGGTATCTTTAAAATTCAAAAAACGGCCCGCAATTTTTATGCCAAAGAAAATTCTGGAATTGTCTCAAGTCTGCTTGACATATAGCCGATATATACTATAATGGAGTAGTGACAACAGCCCAGTTAAAGCCTTCGTAGCCCAGACGGGACAGCATCGGTAAGACGGTGTAGGGTACAGATGGACAGGCTTGCCATCGTGTTGTCTTCCCTAAACTAAAAGAGTCAAGCGGCGATGTGGAAGTCAGCGAAAACTCACCGCCAGCGAAAAAAAGCAAAAAAAGATTAAAGAATGACTTGACAAACAGCCGATATATGTTATAATAGAAGAGTAACAAAGGACAACGTAAGGAGAAAAGAAATGGGATTAGACCAATACGGATTGGCGCGCAAAGGCCAGCCACAGAAAGACGAAGAAGGCTATACCTTCTATGAGGATGAAATGGAGCTAGCCTACTGGCGTAAGCATCCAAACCTGCAAGGGTGGATGGAAAACCTTTGGCATGAGAAGGGTTGTCCTAACGGTAATCCTGAAACCACTGACACTGGCTTTGGCAGTGACTTCAACTGTGTTGACTTAGAGTTGACACTGAGTGACTTGGACTGTCTTGAACAGAGTTTGGACGAGTCAGCACTACCAGAGACAGCCGGATTCTTCTTTGGGGAAAATTCCGACGACCACTATGCAGAGCAAGACCGTGAATTTATCGTTCAGGCTCGCGCCGCAATCAAGCAAGGATATACTGTTATATATTCTAGTTGGTGGTAAAAAAGTTAAAGAAACCGGTTGACAATGCCGATAATTATTGTATAATGAATGCTGTAGCACAGTAACACTACTTTTTTGAAAGGGAGAGAAGATGAAAGTTTCTCAACAAATCGAAGCCGGTAACCTGACTGCTTCATACGTTTCCAGTTGGTCTGAGAAGATTGAACTATACTTTGGTGATGACAAGGTGGAGTTCAGCTACGACGAGCAGCAGCTACGGAGCTTGACCAAACGTCTGAATGAGCGAATTGCTCAGTATGACAGCGAGAGAGCTGAGGAGTTGGCCAACCAGATCGCTGAAGCCAAGGCGAAAGAAGAAGCATTTTCAGAGGAGGAGATCGCTGATGAGTAATCAGAAACCACTTGTTAGTGTTGGCACTGAGTTGCCGCAGGGTACTGTTGTATCCATCAATCATGATAGTGTCACGGTTGAAAAGAATGGTAAGAAGTCTACGTTGGACTTCGCACAAGTTGAACTGTCTTTCAAAGGAGACAAATAATATGTTTAATAATGTAAACATCGTCAAGGGCGATACACTCGCCTGCAAATACCCAAAGCATGGTCGTCGCAACATCTTGAAGCGACACGAGGGAGTTGTCGAGAATCTCGGCGTTAGCAAGAATGGTCTGTATGCGACTATTCGCAGCGAGGACAACACTGTCCGCACACTCTCGTTTTCAAAGATGATTGACCCGCAGAAAGTCTAATCTTTGTTGTGTCCCTGAAAGGGGTGTTTACTTGTGCGGGGGAGTCCAGCATTACGCTGGGCTTCCCTTCACTCGTTTTCGTTTCGTATATATGCTAGGGTGTAGTATTTTTTACTGGGGCTGTAGCTCAACTGGTTAGAGTACCGGACTGTCGATCCGGTGGTTGCGGGTTCGAGTCCCGTCAGTCCCGCTTTGGCACGAAAAATGCGTAGGCGTTTTTTGACGCAAACCCTTCCCGGCCAAGGGGTTACATCCCGGCCACCCCAGGTCTTAGCCAATCTTCCCGGATCTAAGACTCGATAAGATAGCCAGCGAAAAAAGCGAAAATTTTCAAAGAAAAGCCTAAAGACTCTTGACATATAATGACGATATAGTATAATAGAGACACAAGAAACGATTTCTAGTTAAGCACAAGGAGAGATGGTATGCGTTACACGAAGACGGTTGACCTTTGGGACAGCAACACGGCACACATGGTTCGGACTGGTCAGTTGAAGTTGCAAGCTGGTCAGTGGGTTAAGTGCGGGCAGGAGAAGCCTTCGCGTTTCGTCAAGATTGAGGATAGCGGCGTCATCGTCGCGGCTCACCCTCAAGATGGAAGCACGCACAAAAGATTCAAAACTTTGTGCAAAATCTACTTGAAATCTGTTGGTGATATGGTATAATATAACCATGATTAACACTGATGACTATAAAGAGCAGGTCACTCTGGTAGACCCCAGTCGAAAGATTGAGGTCTACCGAAACCTGCATAAGAAGTGTTGGAGCGTTAGGCAAGCTGGTCTTGTCAAGTTCCACTGTAGCATTATTGGCCTAGAGGACTGTGTGTTCGTAGTCCAACCGGCAGGACACGCTAAGGTTATACGAGAGAAGCGTAAGAATGTTCATGCTTTCGTTAGAGGCTATATTTCAGACAACCACTCACCGGCAGTTCTGGATGAAATATATTACAACCCCTACAAGGCTAATACATTCGTAGACTTTCAAGACAAACCAGTTCATCAAGCAGACTTTGTTGAACTAGACTTAAAAAATGGTAAACTGCCAGTATTGGCATTGAACCCAACTTAAAATATATATCAGGCGGGTAGCTCCCGCTTGGTAGGAAGGTGGCTGAACGCCGAAGCTAGGCAGAGGCGGCAAGGCACACCGACTATTGAGTATGTCCGAATGGATGAGGCTTTAGTTGGTGGTACAAAGTAGGGAAGCGGGTCAAACCGTAGACATATCTGTCCCTGAAACGTTGTGGGTGATACATAAACCCCACCCTTCCACAATACAACCAGTTAGCCTTCTGATATAAAAAGGCATTTGGGGCTGTAGCTCAGTGGTGAGAGCGCCGTCCTTATAAGGCGGGTGTCGTGAGTTCGATTCTCACCAGCCCTACTATATATATCAGGATAAGCTAAAGTTTGGTTGACAAAATGACGATGTATGGTATAATGGAGGAGTGTACGATGTGAACTTTTGAGGAGTACTGCCTATGGGAGCGATTTTGCTTTTAGTTTTAATGTTTGTGTTAGCTGATGGTTGGGAGTAATCCTAACCGCAAGGAGAGAAAAGAATGAGTAACCCAGAAGAACCTATTTTTCATGGAGACTTTAACTTGCTGCATGACTATTGTGAAGCAACCGACGACGGAAAGCCTATTGATATGGATGACGACGAGGGTGCAAGGGATTGGCTGAATGGCCTGTTTGCCGCAATGGGAAGTGACGTTACACTAGAGTAGCCTGACTAGGAATACCGGCGAGGTCACAAGTGCGGTGTGATCCAAAACCGTAACCGAGTAGCAGGACTAAGGACGTTAAAGCACTGTGCGCCTGCTGCGTAAGTCGGACAAGCCGGTTTTCTTTTTAAGAGAGATTGAAGATGATTAGACATATGGAAGTTAAAGACAGTCAAGTGCATACAGTATGGACTTGTCAAGAGTGCCCTGAAGCCGTATGGGTAAACCCAGACTTCTTTCAAGACAATGGAACTCCAATGTGCTGTGACCAAGATATGATATATGATAGAACCTTTGTGGAGATTGAAGATGAGTAGTACAGTAGTAATATATTTAGACTTTGAACGTGACGATATTGATGACATAGATGTATATGAATATCTAAACGAGCTAATGGATAACAATGATTTAGATTGGGAGATTGGTACGACATGTCGGATAATTTAACAAGTGAACAAGTTGACGCTATTACACACGCATGGCTGGACTGTATGGCTGTAGCTCACATAGGTGAGTCAGACGTAGACTTAGGAAGTTTGGCGGAGGCTGGGAGAGATAGCGCACAGGAATTAGAAGATGCGTTTCCGTGGTTGAATGAGAAGAGGGTGTAAATTGATAGACAGGTTTGGGCTTAAATAATATATCAAAAAACGCCCAGCGATTTTTGTGCCAAAAAGTTTTTCGCAAAACTCTGGTTTTTCTGGTAATTATCTCAAGGTTAGAGCTTGACTTTGCCGATATATATGATAGAATGGTAGTGTAACAACAAAGGAGATTGACCATGAAAGAGATGCAAGAGTACCAGCTTGTCTGCCGCCTGTGCAGGGGAACCACCGTTATCAAGGCTGATCCAGATGACATACGCAAGTGGGGAACCGGCACGCTGATTCAGGATGCACTGCCGTACCTGCCAAAAGGTCATCGTGAGTTGCTGATGTCGGCAACCTGCGATTCATGCTGGCAAGAACTTTTTCCGCCGATGGATGATTGACATTTAGATTTTATATGCTATAATGTATGGCATAAGCACAAGTTTTTTCAATGAAAGGTTTTGAAATGAATTACGAAAAATTGCAAATGACCGCTGACAAGTCCGAAGGTTCCTTCGTTAGGAATCTGGAAGGTAAGACTGGCGTGGGATTCGCTGAGAATCATCACGTCCATAAGGACTGGTACGCCACAACGATGTCTTACGACGATGCGTTGGAACTGGCGTATGATGCTGCCCGTGACCGTGAGGATATTCTCGCACCTGTCAAGGATATTCAAGGTTCTGTCGATTCTGACGGCAACTTTGTTTTTAAGGTTGGTGACCGTGAGTTCCAGCCTACTGACCATGCTATTGAGCAATTCGCAATTAGGGCTGGCGTTCCATCGTCTAGCGTTATGCGTGAACTGCGAAAGCAGGAAGATTATGACGCACAAGATGCTGACGTTATGACCTATCTTGCCAACAATGCTTTGCGTCGATTGAATCAGGATAAAGAGTATCGCTTGCGGACTTACACTGATGGGACTTGTCGCGCATTTGTGACTGACAAGTACGCACCAGTTGACAACCGTTGGTATCTTGAGACTCTCCAAGAGTTCATGCCGGAAGGCCGTTTGTCCCACTGGAAGGGCGACGAGGATACTATATATGGCAACATCTTGCTGCCTGATACCATTCTCGATTATGGTACTGACGACGATTCCGACTATGGTGGAATGATTAGCATTGGAAACTGCGAGATTGGTAAACGCCGTATCTCTCAGACTCCAAGCCTGTTCCGTTCCATCTGCCTGAATGGTTGTATCTGGGGTCAAGTGTCTGGCAAGCAGATTCGTCGCCGTCACATTGGTACGATTGACTTGGAAGCGTTGAAGGTTGAGATTGGTGAGAACATTGAACACCAGTTGCCATTGTTGCCTAACGGTATCACCAAGTTCCTCGCTATGCGTGAATTTGAGAATGGCGATGTGTCGATGAAGAATATCATCGCTGCCGTTTGCAAGGATGAGCGATTCACCAAGCGTGAAGCGTCAACGGTTCTTGAGCAGTTCGCTACCTACGAGAACCATGAGCGTAACCTGTTCGGGGTTGTCAACGCAATCACGAGAGCAGGTCAAGAGTTTGACTCTGCTACATGGGTGAAGTTCGACGAGGTTGGCGGTAGCCTGATTGATACTGACGCAAGCCGATGGTCTGCGATTCTCAAGCGTGCCGATTCAATGCAGGATAAGGACTTTGAGAAAGTCTTTATGACTGCGGTTTAGGTTTCCTTTCGTTGGGCCGGTGGCGGTTGGGATTCCAGCCGCTGCCGGTTTTTCTTTCTGGAGGTGTCATGTTTAACGAACAAGAAAAAGATTTGATTGTTATGTCTCTGATTTATTTCAGGAACGATTGCAGTGTTGAGGATGTGAAAGAGCTTGGCTTTGATATAAATGACAACGGGGTAGAGAAGTGCGAAGCAATGGCACAAACCCTGATTGAGGATTTCATCGGGCCTACTTGGGATGAAGAGGCAACGGCTGACGCACTGGCGCAGCATCAGTTGAGATTATTTCGAGAACCTGAAGAATAGGGGTTGACAACGGGCCAAAAAACGGCCCGGCTTTTTTCAAAAACGCCCCGCAATTTTCGTGCCAAACCGCCCTGTCATATATTTCACTTAACTACTTATAGACTCAAGACTTATGGACATTGTGTCGATATATGGTATAATGGTATAGTCTGACCACTGTATGTAGCCCAGCTCTCTCCCGGTTGATATTGAGACTCAATCTCTATCCCGGTGTACAGCTCCCCTGCCCGGCCACCTCTTGTTTCCCGGTGTCTCTCCCTATTCACCCCGGTCAAGTGATCCAGTGACAGCCAGCGAAAAAGTTGCGTTTTGTTGGCATATACATTTAAGTGCCGACGCTTTGTAACCCGGTATTGATTCGTTTGTCCCGGCCTAACTTATCAGTTCCAAGTGATTTAGTGACAGCCAGCGAGAAAAGACCATTTTAGGATCTATGGGAAGCTAAAGAATCCGAGTGTGTCGAGCCACGGTAGCATAGCGGCCCAGTAGAGTAGAGTCCCGGTAATTAAGAAATAATGCCACTTCCATTTCTTCCAGTTGAGGAAATATAAGAAGAGCATAGAATATATACTAATCCGGGATATCCAGAGTGCATTATATATACCAAACCACTTAATACAATATCTCATAGGTAGAAATATTTCTCGCTCCCAAGAATTTCCAATATAGTATCTTGTGAGCCACATATCTGCCGTATGTATCAATAGAAGCAAGAATACGAAGAGGATAGAAATAGTTTTAGACGGAGTACTATTACTAGGCTTCGACGCCTTTACACAGGGACTTATCATAGTTATTACCTCGCTAACGACTAGAGGGCGGTAATATATTATACACGACTAACCATATATTCCACCAAGTGTCTCTGCTAATCATTTCAGATCCGCCCAAATAGTTATAGCCAGCGAGAAAAACCATTTTTTCTAAAGAATCTAGTTGACAAATACCGATATACATTGTATCATATAGCATGGCTGTCGCACCAAACCCAATTGGATGAAAGCGTTTATAGTATAGCCAGCTAAAAAAGGAGAGAATTATGGGTAAGAAGAAGAGAGGACAGAAGGTGTGCCCTGAGTGCGGTACAGTGAACGGTGTACGCGCCTACTATTGTAAGGAGTGTGATTACGCCTTTAAGATGAAGAAGCGTTCTAAGAACCGTAGAGGGCGTCCTGTGAAGGACTGGCGAACCTTGGAGGTAGGGGATTACATTCGTGTCATTGGTAGGTCGGGTAGTTACTATATCAAGTCTAATGGGGATAAGATATATTTTACAGATGCCGGGATCTATCATATAAAACAGAAACATGGGGAAGGATTGACTGTAATAGGAGTCGGAAGACAATCACATGGATTCGAGTTCCTATATATGGGTAAGGAGAAGAAGTCTAAGCTCCTAGATAATATGTTCAACGCCCCACATAAACTGTGTAAGGTAGACTATATACCACGTTAAACTTCGAGGGATCTGCTAACGATATTATTCAAAAGCGGAACTGTTTTGTGAATTTTCGCGGATTCGGGTTGTTTTTTGTAGTCGCCGCCCCTATTATATAATAAAACGTTTGCTTCCAAAAGGAAAGAATAAATATGAATATTACTTACTTCACAGATATGTTTGTTAAAGCAAAGGAAGAAACAATAGGTCTTGATTCTAATTCTTCTACAGAGATTAACGATGCTTATGAAACGTTTGTTGATCTGGTAACTCAACTGAAGTCTGGAGACGATTTTGCCCTTGCTCAAATGGTTAGAATGTCCACTATGACTCTTAAAGAGAAATTACGATGGCGTATGCACTTAGCAGAAGAAGGTATTGAAATGACCCCTAGACAAGTAGATGAATATGTCGTCCTACTAGAATTAGCTATAAATCACTCACTCGACGAATAACATGCGCGTACTTTGTGCTTATTGCCGTGCCAGCAGGTTCAAATCAACATTTTTCTCTCCCCTTAGACCTCCTGTATCCTTTGTGGTATAGGGGGTCTTTTAATACTGTATATAGTGTTATAATGGTATATATTGTATGTCGTACTACCCTTTGAGTATCCGAAATGGCATATCCAACGTGTATAATTAAGTAGAGCATTAGGGTAGAAAACCCAATAAAAAAATAGAAACTAGAAGAAAATGGGCAAAAAACCCACAAAAGGAGGAAATCTATGAAATCCGCTATTCTATCAGTAATCGTATTACTATTTTCATCTGTAACATGTGATGCACAGGAGCCTAACCGTATTATTAAACCTCCTCAGCCTAGACCTCTAGTTGGAAATAGACTGGGCGTAGGCAAACAAGAGTGGCAAAATTCTCGTCCACAACAACAAACCATTAGGCCTAATAATTATTACAGACCCTATGTACATCCATTCTACTACCCCTCTGTGGAGACTAGGTTTCACCCACTACATGGATTCTATAGAGTTTACAGACCTCCAGTAATCAGCCCTCCGGTTATTATATATCCTCAACCAGTATACCCAGCGCCATTCCAAGGTTTCTACTTTCAATTTAGATTTTAGGAGACAACCATGAGACTGTTCCAAGTAAGAAAATTACCTGACTGGGTGATAGATGAAATCGCCCCTTATCATAATAACTTACCAGAGACGGATCACTTGGATGGAAAATATAGACTACGGAGATACTCAGTTGTAGCACCAATCATAGAAGGACATTTAATGCCTTTGGGGTATGGAAGGCTTTCTACAAATGAGTTCACACAATCATCAGAATACAATAAGTTTCAGGGAGACGTAAGAAGAGTATTTGAACCACTTGAGGAATCTTTTGTCAGGTCTAAGGCATTTACCTTTATCTGCAATCTATTTAACAAGGAGTTTAATTGGCAAGGGAATATAGAAGTTCACCAGATGAGAGTTCTAGCTAAGGAGGGAGGTAAGCTTTCTCCAGAGGGAATTCATCAGGACGGCTTCGATAATATAAGTATGATAGGCGTTTCCAGAAAAAATATGACAGGCGGTCACTTATTATTATATCGTGATAGGCAATCTGAACCTATTGTAGATATGATATTAAGAGACGGCGAGTCTGTATACCTTGACGACAGGGAACTGTGGCATAACGGAAGTCCTGTTGTTGCAGTAGATCCAGACTCTGAAACATACATGGACATGTTAATACTATTAGCAAAGAGGTGAAATAAATAGTGATGAGCGGCGACTGCGACAAACCAACCAACAACGACTGCATAAAACCAGATCTAGACAAGACTATCAATTTCTTAGAAAGACAGGGTGTTAGCGTACATAACGCAAGTGACATGGCTGGGCTTGGGGATATGGTGGAATCAGCACTAAGTACTCTCGGTATTACTGAAGAGAGATTTAAGAACTGGTTCAATCTACAGGAATGTAACTGTAGCAAGCGTAAGGCTTGGTTAAATAAAGTGTTCTCATGGAAAAGACGTAAATCCTGAATTATGTGTAAAAGTCAATAATTATTTAAAAAAATGGGTGCTGTTCGCCATATTTAGCTATAATAGATATGGAGGATTCACCGGATGAAAGTTACATGTAAAGAGATTTCCAAATTATTTGGAGTTGACTATCTACAGGCCAGCGGGCTTCTGAAGATATTAATCAAGAGTGGCGTATGCGAGATCTCTGGAGAGAACAGGAGTTCCGGCAGAGGTAGACCTACTGTAGAATATAAACTACCTAGATCTGTCACTATTGATTTCTCAAGCGGCGATATAGATGGAATCGGAGAATGTTAGATACAACTCTGCTAGGTTTGAAAGGCCTAGCACTGGTAGCTGGCTAACCGTCAGTTTTCCAGATATCATTCTTGGGTTCAGTCTCAAGGAGTGGGAAGTATTTGGAGATATTTTCTACGAGGGATGGGAACTTGTTTGTTGTGGCGACAACATAGAATAGGAAAACAAATGGCTAAATATTATGTTACATGCCTAGATAGAAAGACTATCGTTAATGCTGACAGCGAACTAAAAGCTTGCGTTGTAGCCAGCGAAGTTATGAATGTGACGACTGCTGGTATTAGCTGGATAGTCTCTGAACGAGGGTTTGAAAAACACGAAGATGATGTCATGGTTCCCGACCATGATATCATAGCAGAATTATTAAAACGAAATGGGAATTAACCAAAGGAGGATGAAGATGTTTAACAAATTAGTGGTGGCACTACTACTAGCAGTAACCTTTACACCCAACGTTTCTGGTCAGGCTCAAGACCCAGATAGTTTATATGACAAGTTTCAGCAAGTATCTGTGACTGTTAAATCTGGCTCAGGTGAGGGTTCTGGAACTATTATTACAAGAGAAGTTCAGATTGCACCAAACAAGACCGCTAAAATAAATTTTGTCTGGACTGCTGCTCATGTCATCGACAACCTTAGAACAGTCAGAAATACTGTTTATGATGGTAAGGTTAAAACAAGCGTAGAGTTCAAAGATGCCCAAATTGTACAGGAGCTTGTAGAAAACGGTAGGCGTGTGGGTGAAGTTAAGATGGACGCTAAGGTTCTGAAATATTCAGATTCCGAAGAGGGAGAAGACTTAGCACTATTAATGATTAGAAAGGTCAACTTCACAGACGCAGGCATTAGTTTTTATAAAGGTGAAGGGAATCCAGTTGCCATCGGAACGGAACTATATCACGTAGGCTCACTACTAGGACAGGTGGGAAGTAACTCTATGACGAGAGGGATTGTATCTCAAGTCGGTAGAGTCCTAAACCTTGGGAGCGGAGACGGCGTAGTGTTCGACCAAACAACCGTTACTGCGTTTCCCGGTTCCAGCGGAGGAGGAATCTTTCTTACAGAGCGATCCGGGGATAAAAAGGGAGAATATGTAGGTATGCTCGTAAGGGGTGCTGGTGAAACTTTCAATCTAATGGTACCAGTAAGAAGGCTCAGGGAATACGCCAACAAGAATGGTATTGGATGGGCTGTTGACGAGACCGTACAAGTTCCCTCTTTAGAAGATATCCTAGAACTTCCCATCGAAGGTGAAGTAAAGAAGGATGAAGGAAAAGAAGGCGAGAAGTCAATTTCTGCCGACTCAAAGAAATTTCCTACCCTCCCAGAGCTTGACAAAAGCAAACAGGATGTTACAATAGATAAGAAATAATGAAAATTGGATTTACATGTTCTTCGTTTGACCTGCTCCACGCAGGCCACATACTAATGCTAAAGGAGTGCAGCAATAATTGCGACTACCTCGTAGTTGGATTACAGACAGACCCCACTATTGACAGGGAAAACAAAAACAAGCCTGTTCAAAACGTCTTTGAAAGATATATTCAACTAGATGCTATTGATTGTGTGGATGAGATAGCTATCTACGAGACCGAGGATCAGTTGCTGCAACTCATTAACTACATTAAGCCTGACATAAGATTCATAGGTGAGGACTGGAGAGACAAACGGTTCACTGGATGGAGACAAGCCAAGCTTAAGCATTACGAGATGTTTTATAACAAGAGGTATGGTTACTCTACTAGCGAGTTAAGGAAGAGGGTCAATGGATCTAATTGAAGCCTGTGATCACTGCGGAACATTCTGTAGAATTCCGGTAGAGGATCTCTATGAGATGGGAATCTCAGACAATATTTGCCACAATTGCCTAAAGATTTTGGTTGACATTGACGATAAAGAAGGTATAATAGGAGACGTAACTTGATCAAAAGACTCTCAAAGTACATTTGGTATACATTTATTATAGCTATTCCACATGCACTAAAGGTTTTTACCGATCTTGACATAGACTACATGCTACTGTGGCAATGTGCTATGATTTGTTTAGTTGCATCTGAGTATGAACACAGGAATTTAACTAGGAAATAAAATGCGTAATAGATCCACTAGTAATTTTGCTAAAGCTGTAGACTACTTGTTTCACAAAGCGGTTTCCGATAGAAACAAAGCTGAGCTTTCATTGAACCTCCTAATGAACAATGGTGTTGGTATTGGAGATCATTCCACGGGAGATTTCTGGTCTAACCTAGACGAGGCCTTAGATGCCCTTGTTGATGCAGAAGACAGGCTCGAAGTAATTGAGGAACGGTTTGGAAGGTCTGAAGTCGAGGAAGAACCTCCATTTTAATGCACTACGATTAGAGACCCTGTAGCTCAATCGGATAGAGCAACGGTCTTCTAAACCGTAGGTTACAGGTTCAAATCCTGTCAGGGTTACTTATGAGAATATATGAATTTAAACAGTCAAACACATCACCACTTAAATATAATATACAACTCACTGAAGCGGAGATGTCAAAATTAAAAAGTGAGAACCACACAGAAGTTTTTGATATTATCGGTGAACTTCTTAACCGATTAGATAAAATAGAAATTAGAGAGGAAACGTGAGATGGGAGACCCACTAAAAAAGATAATCGTAGATTGTGACGGCGTAATTGCTGGAAAGGATAACGGTGGCGAGTACGCCAAAGCTCCACCGCTACAACACGGTATTGATCAAGTGAACAAGCTTTACGATATGGGATATGAGATCATATTGTTCACCGCTAGATATGGTGAGAGAAAGCAGGGCAATATCAACCAAATGTATGAAGTTGGATACGCCGAGTGGGTCGAGTGGCTTAATAAACACGGTGTCAAATACCACCATGCATATATGGGTAAACCCGCAGGTGTCTTGTATATAGACGATAAGGCGGCTAGAGTCGAAGCTGACACACATGAGGGATGGAATCAAGTCTGGAAAGAGGTCAAGGCTCTAGAAGGTAAGGATAAGTACGGAAATTACACAGAAGAACAGAAGGCTTATTGGGACAGTTTCGTAAGCTAACTGATTATATTTAACAAGGGGGTGAAAAGGCATCGACAGGTAATAAAAGTATTAGTTGCATTGACTGGTTGATCGGTAGGCCAGTATAAAAACCGATTAAACTTTTAAGTGCCGAAAAGAATTTCGCACTAGCCGCTTAGCGGCAGGGGGTTGCGTAAACCTTCTTACCCAATTACGCTGACTCCGATAATCGGATAGAGTTTTCTCACTTGAAGTAAAGGAGGGTGATGGCAATAATTTGTCTGATTCAGGTAATTCCTGATAGCTTTGTCTTTTGTGCGACTACAATAGACTAACAATGTAGATGCTAGTGTGGATATTATACTGGACGCGGGTTCGATTCCCGCCGCCTCCACTTGCCTGTGCGGGCAAACAGCTACGCCTAAGAGGGTAGCACTTTAATCTTGCTTTAACAAGGAGAAAAGATATGAACGTAATTAAAAATTTTTCCCACAAAGGGAAAGACACGCCAACTCTGCACGATAAACTATTTAATGAGTTCTTTCGTAGTACCATTGGTTTAGACAGACTATTCAACCAGCTAGTTTACACAAGTCAGGTTAATAGTAACTTTCCCCCATATAATATAATTCAGAAGGACAAGACCACTCTTGTTGAGGTTGCCTTGGCTGGATATAGCAAGGACGACCTGAATGTAGTAGTCGAGGAAGGTATTCTTTCTATTGCAGCTTCCGGTCACTCTGAACATAGTGAAGATCATGTACATGTACATAAGGGCATAGCCACACGTAAGTTCAAGCGAGACTTTAAGCTTGGGGAGCATGTGGAGGTTAAGTCCGCAGAATTTAATGATGGTCTGCTTACAGTAACTCTTGAGGAGAATATCCCCGAAGAGAAGCAACCTAAAGTAATAAAAGTTAACTAATTTATCAAGTCCCGCACAGGCTTCTATTGACAACTAGGTTTTTTATACTATAATGGAGAAACAAGTGCCTGACAAGATTCGCATTAAGGTAACGAAGCACGATACAAAACGAGCAGAATCAGACCCCTCAAAAAGTCCGTTAGTGAGGGCAATATCAAGAGCACTTAAAACCTCAATAGATGATGTTGAGGTAAACAGAGAAAAAGTTTACATTTGGAATGAATGGGACAGCCCAGAGTATATATTCTCACTAGACGATAAGGCGAAAAGCTTTAACGCTAGTTGGGAACTTAAAGAGGACTGCCCAGAAACACTTGAATTT